AGCAAAATGGAACTAGGTAATCCCGTAATCACGGCACTCGTAGGATTGGTTGTATTCTACATAGGACTCAAAATGTTTTCAGGTGGAATGAAATCCATGGGAAACTTAGAACACTTAAACTTTTTTTTAGGTAATCCAATTTATATGTTTATAGGTGGAATTGTTATGACGTTACTCTGGCAATCTTCATCGTTATCTACCACTGCAATTATAGCTCTCGTTGCAAGTGGAGCTCTTCCTCTACCGGCCGCCATAGCAGCAGTTCTTGGAGCAAATATAGGAACTACTGGTACAATATGGCTCGCAGGCTTCTTCGTATCAGACGGCATGCCAAAAGGCGATACCCTACGAATAGCACTAGCACATAGTGGCGCAAACTTATTCATGGCGGTAATGCTACTACCATGGGTACATCATATCGCTAGGTTCCTTAGCAAATTTTAAGTAAATCTTTATTTGATTAAATGCGCCTTCGGGCGCTTTTTTTATGTACAAACTGTTATAAATAGTGTATAATATAAACTATTGGAGCTAACTATGCGTAGATTCAAATCATTCATAAGGGAGATGGCCGAAGTGAGTATTGCTAATTTAAACCCTGACTTTCTGAAGAGAGCTCAAAAGGTAACGTCATTTAATCTTCGTGGATCTGACTTTGAGTCTTTAAAGTATAAAGCAGAAATACAATATCTTTTTAGAACTTTCTTCTTTCCAAAATTTAACTTAGATGAAACTCTTAAAGGAGACATAAAGTTAAATCAAGTTAATAAGTTGATTCAAAAACTCAAGAGCGAGAGTATGGTCAACTACAACAAGCTGCATTTTTATAATCTAAAAGGTGTAGGCCCAGGAGAAGCTACGTTGTATTTCTTACTCGATGACGCTCAACTTGGTGGAGGTACTTCTGCTGGAGTTGACTTGTTAGTCGCTGGTAAAAAATACGAAGTAAAAGCTGCTCTTTATTCTAAGAACGAAAGAACTTTATCAGGTTTTAAGCTTGGTGGTACTGCTCCAGTAGGAAAATTAGTTACCGAACTCGTGGATATGAAAGAAAGATTAGGCTTTCAAACTAAAGGTAAAGGACAGGCGGAAGTTAATACATCACAGTTAAATGCTATAAGAAAAGAATTTCCGTCAGAAATGAAAAAAATAGAAGCCGAATACGGAAAGATAGCAGGAAGATACTTTGGTAATATTCCTGTCATTTTTGTAAACAATAACTCAAGTAATAAGATCGATCCGGAAGACACAGCTGAAAAATCTAGACAATTAACAGGAGACGCTGGTGGAATAGTAGCAATTAAGAAGATCGCACCAAAAGATATTCTTATGCACGTTGTGACACAAGGTACTATTAAACCAAAAATAAAATTATGAGATTCATAGAATTTATATCTGAGCAGAAAAACACTCACATGACTCATATCGAGGACAAGGTCCTATACGGTGGAGTCAACGGAACCAGACAGGCGATACTAGCGTTAAGATCTTTAAGAGACATGTTAGGAGGAGTCAAAGATGGATCTGTCAGTGTTAAGTGGGATGGAGCTCCTGCCGTTTTCTGTGGTACTGATCCTCGTGATGGCAAATTCTTTGTTGCAAAGAAGGGGATATTTAATAAGTCGCCAAAGGTATATAAGACCAATGCTGATATTGATGATGACACTGGCGGTGATCTTAATGTAAAACTAAAAAACGCTCTTAAGTATCTTCCAGCACTTGGAATAAAAGGAGTTATTCAAGGAGACTTTTTGTTTGGCCCTGGTGATTTAAGAACTAAAAAGATAAAAGGTAAGTCTTATCTTACGTTCCACCCTAATACTATAGTGTATGCGATACCAACAGGTACTCAGGCAGCTAAAAAAGCAAAGGCCGCTAAGATAGGAATCGTTTGGCATACAACATATAAAGGAAATACTTTTGAGACTATGAAAGCTTCATATGGAGTTGATACATCAAAATTTAAATCAAAAGACGTTTGGTCTCAAGACGCAATGTTAAGAGACATGACACAATTTACTATGTCTAAAAAAGACACGGAGGAAGTCAATGCGCACCTTAGCAACTGTGGCAGAATTTTTAACAAAATATCTGGGACTACGTTACGTAGCCTCGAAGCTAATCGTTCCCTTGCTGAAACTATTGAAACATATAATAATACCTTTGTACGTAAAGGTGAAGTTGTTAAAGATACGCGTCGTCATGTGGCTGGCCTCATTCGCTATATCGAAGGTAAGTACAAAAAAGAAATCGACAAGAGGAAGACCCAAAAAGGTAAAGACGTCCAGCAAAAAAAGCTAGATGAAATTTTAAAATTCTTCTCACCCGAGAACAAGACAAGTTTACAGATGATGTTTGAACTACAGAAATCTATAGTTCTAGCAAAACTAAAACTTATAAATATACTTAATAAGCTCAATAGTAATAAAACTTTTTTGAAAACTAAAAATGGTTATGAGACTACTGGCCAAGAAGGTTATGTTGCTATTGATAAACTTGGTGGTGATGCAGTGAAGATTGTTGATCGTATGGAATTTTCATACGCCAACTTTTCACCAGATATATTAAAGGGATGGGACAAGCCAGGGAGGAACTAGTGGCACCATTAGATTTTAAACATCTCACTTTGACTAAAAATAGGCCGGGTGAGGACGACGAAACAAACTACTACGCTCAAAAGCGTAGAAGACAATATCACGGTAATGAGAGCGCAGACGTAAAAGAACTCTCAATGAAGCCGGATAAAAAACTTCCTAATTTAAGAGTACCGGTCAAAGGTAAAAAAGGCGTAAGTAAGTTTATGCGGAAGAAAGCTGCTGCGACAGCTAAAGACGATATAAACGCACAAAAGAATCCGAAGATTGATGAAGCGCTTAAGCCTATATCTACTTTAGATCAGGTCAAAGCTGCAATAAAGATAGCAAGAGATAAGAGATTCAATATGAAATCTCAGATCGATAAAAAGACAGCTATTGAAAAGATCTCAAAAGATCTCTTAAAAGATCCTAAAGTTAAAAAAGAAATAGACAAGATCTATGAAGATATCAATCATGATGACGCGCACCGTGATGCTCAACAGCACTCAAACGGAAGTATGAGCGTTAAGAAAATTCCAAGTATGATTAAAAAACCGGGTGATAAACATTTACACTTACATATGAAGAGTTATCACAAAGAAAAAGACGGTCAAGATTTTGCAAAGAAGCACGGTTATAAAGTCAAAAATTATGTGAAGACTCAGTCTGGAACTAGAATGGATCTTCATAAAGAAGATGCTAAAAAGTTTGCCACAGCTGATAAAATGAATTATAAAAAAACAAATATGAAGGATATGCCAAAAGATAAAGATGACGTTGATGAGGCTCTAACTCTACAACAAAGAATGAAAAGATCTCGTATGATGAGACGCATGAGAACTCGAATTAAAGTTGGTAGAGAAAGAGCTAAAAGAAAAATGGCTAACAAGGAGAAGTTAGAGAAAAGAGCAAGAAGGCAAGCTCGAAACATGCTGGCTAAAAAACTTACTAGAGGAATTCCTAAAGCTGAACTAACTTTTGCTAGAAAAAAAGAAATAGAAAAGAGACTTGAAAAGCCAGCACTTCAGTCAAGAATAAAAAGAATTGCAAAAAGAATATTTAAAGACGTGAGGAAGAAAGAAGTTCAGAGGAAAAAAGGTTAATGATTAATTCTTTTAAGACATTTTTAGTCGAGGAAGAGAAGACACTGTACTTTGTGTGGGGACGTATGAATCCACCTACATCAGGTCATGAAAAACTACTTGACTTTCTGAAAGGTAAAGCTGGAAGCAATCCTTTCAGAATTTATTTGACACAAACACAGGATAAAAATAAAAATCCTATTCCGTACGTACAGAAAATAAAGTTTGCGCGTAAAGGATTTCCACAGTATGCTCGACAGATCATGATGCAAAAGAAACTTAAAACAATTTTTGACGCGATGACTTCTTTCTATAATGAAGGTTTTAAACGTGTGGTTATCGTATGTGGTGAAGATCGCGTAAGAGAATATACCGTCACGTTGAACAAATATAATGGTGTAAAAAGTAGACATGGATTTTATAACTTTGAAAAGATTACAGTATTGAACGCTGGCGATAGAGATCCTGAATCAAAAGGTGTCGCAGGAGTGTCAGGTACTAAGCTTCGAGGTTATGCAGATAATGGTGACTTTACTAAGTTCGCACAGTATATGCCTAAGAGATTATCGAATGCAGATACGAAGGCAGTATATAACGCCGTGCGTAAAGGTCGAGGTTTAAAAGAACAGAAAGAATACTTTAACAAACTTAACCTGTCACCAGTATCGGAAAGAAGGGAAGAATATGTCAAAGGAAATCTTTTTAATATTGGGGATAGTGTTATCCTTAGGGATACTAATGAACTTTGTCGTGTTACCTATCTTGGCAGCAATTACGTTATAGTAGAGTCTGCTGGTAAACAGTATCGTAAGTGGCTTGAAGATATTGAGCTACACGAAAAAGAAAGAAAAAAAGAAGTAGCACAAGATAAAGACGTAAAGAAAGCTAAGGGCAGTCAACCAAAAGTTTATTATAAAGGATTAAGCAAGTCAACTAAACAGAAGCGACTTGCACATTTTAAGAAATACGGAAAGTATGATGACGATAATCCGGCAGCGTACAAGAAAGCTCCCGGCGATAAAACAGCTAAAACTAAGCCAAGTGTACATACACTTAAGTACAGAAGAATGTATGGAGAGGATGCAGTTGAACTAGCAAAGAAAAAGATCGAGAGAGAAAAAGCTGTCGATAAAATGAAACACGCTAGAATGCTTAGTAGAGCAAAAGTAAGAAAAGCAAAAAATCAAATGAGGAGCGAAAAAGATGCTTAAATTTTCAAGTTACGATGAGGCCATCGACGAGTTGCTCGAAAACGAAGGCCTTAAAAAGAAAGCAGCTAAATCTGGCATCTCTTATGGTACTTTGAAAAAAGTCTATAATAGAGGAATGGCTGCTTGGAGAACTGGTCATAGACCAGGGACTACACCACAGCAATGGGGAATGGCTCGAGTCAACTCTTACATTGGTAAAGGTAAAGGTACTTATTACGGCGCAGATTCTGATCTAAGTGGTAAGGGCAAGAAGAAAAAAGAATCAGTAGGAGAGGAAGTAAAATATCCGCATATGATGTATGATCCAAAGACTGGAAAAGAAGTCAAAGCAAATACTCCAGCTGATCATGCTAAATTTGCGAAGATGGGATATACACATGAAAAACCATCTATGAAAAAAGAAGCGCTCGATCAGAAAGATAAGAAAACACTGATGAAAGTTGCTAAGAAACTTAAAGGTGCAAGTGCCAAGCATGCAAATCAGTCAAAAGCTATCATGAAAGACATAGAAGATCAGAAAGAAGCTATGTCTCCAGCAGATAAAGCAGCGCATGATAGAGCCATTGCGGCATTTAAAGCTAGAGGCGGAAAGATTAAAAAACTTCCACCAGGGAAAGCTCAAGGTTATCACGGTAAATCAGATCCAGCATCCGGAATGAAAGGTATGATGGATAAGGGTGACACCAAAGATTTCAAAAAAAATAAGTTCGTAAGGAGTATGAAATGATATATGACTTTCACACTTTCAGACAAAAGGGTCCTATAAGCGAAGCTACCGACGTTTATGACAAAGATGGAATTCAAATTACTAGAACTGCTTTGAAAGGCGGTGTTGGTTTTCAAATTAACTACGGTGAAAGAGGTAGGTATATTCAAGTTCTTAAAAAGGATATGAATAAGATCATGAAAGCAATGCAAACAGCAATGAAAGCAAGATAGTATGCCATTAGGAAAAAACGCAACAGCCGGAGACTACGTAAAAGACTTTAGAAAGTCTAAGGCTCCACAGTTTAAAGGTAAGTCTAAAGAAAAAAGACATAAGATGGCTATTGCTGCTTATCTCGATAAACGCGATAGTCAAGACGAAGCCAAATTAGCTGGTAATAATCTAAAACTCTTTTCTCAGTTGAACAGAGATAAAAAGGTAGATGAACTGTCTATGAAACTAAAGACCAAGGCTAAATTCGCTCGAGCCGTAAGAGGTCCAAGTAAAAAGGCAATGCCTGATATATTCAGAACTACTGGAAAGAGAGCAAAAGAAATATCTAAAAAAGCTGATATACTCGTAACTATGAAAAGAGCTAAAGAAAGAGACGAAAGAAGAAAACGTCTAGGTCTAAAACCAGTAGGAGAATCCTCATCTTTTGCTGTAGATATTAAAGGTCTTCCAACTATGTACATGGACGGAATGACTTCTAATGAAATAAAACAAAAGTTGCGTAAGATTATCAAACAGCCTTCTATGATACAGGCCGTTGATAGAATACAAAAGTCTAAAGTTAAAAAGATCTTTAGAGACAAAGGTCAAGGAAGAGAACAGATAGATGCTAATTATAAGTATGACTATGGTTCTCCAGAATCTATTAGACTCATGAAAAAAATTACTCCGGGTGAAAAAATTAAAGAAGGTGTGAGAGGAAAAACAGACGCGCCAAAAGGACCAGAGTCTTATGAAGCGCAATATAAAAGAAGATTAGTTAAAACCACAGATCCTGAACATAAAGAAAAAGGTTATAAGTACAGAATTAAAGGTAAGAAGAATAGTTCACTTACTAAAAAGCTGTATAAGTCTAAACCTGATCAGGCTGAGTTTAACAAACAAATGAGAAGGATTGCAGGTCATGAGTTTGGATAAATTTAAAACTTTTAGAGAAGAATGTATAGATGACGATTGCGAATGTTTTGATCTCTACGAAGATTTAGAGTTAGAAGAAGCCGAATATAAAGGTAGAAAAGTAACTCTTAATAATCCATCTCGATCTAATGATGGAAAGAAAAAGTTTTATGTGTATGTAAAAAATGACAAGGGTAATGTTATTAAGTTAGGATTTGGCGATCCAAATATGGAAATAAAAAGAGACGATCCGGCGAGAAGAAAGTCTTTTAGAGCTAGACATAACTGTGATAACCCAGGTCCAAAATATAAAGCAAGATATTGGTCTTGTTATCAGTGGAGAGCAGGAGCAAAGGTAGATAATTAATGGCGACAAAAGTGAATGAGAACACTGAATTGTCTATGCCAATCCGTAATTTAATAGCAATGGTGGTTGGCGCAGCAATCGGTACATGGGCATACTTTGGTATCATAGAAAGACTGAATAATTTAGAAAATAAGTTTCAAATTCAAGATGCTGACGTTGGTATGAATACAGAGTTTAGAATCAAATGGCCAAGAGGAGAAATGGGTTCCTTACCAGCTGATTCAGAACAGTTTATGTTGATTGAACATTTGTCTGGAGAGTTAGAAAAATTAGCAACTCAGATAGAAGATGGACAAGCACCGTACGATCAACAACAACAATTGACATTGAACTTTTATAAGGACAGAATTGAAGCTTTAGAAACTGAGATTAAATCAATACGTAAGGACATGATGGACATGGTCCACGATATGAACGGGATGAAAAAGCACAATGGTCATTAAAACGATGACACTCTTACTTTACTTAGGAGGCGGTATCATAGAACATACCGGACCTATGTCTATGTCAGAGTGTCTTAAAATGAAAAGAACTATTGAAAGACACGGCTGGAAAGACAGAAAAGATACTAGATATTCTTGTGAAAAGAAAAAAGTTGAAGTTGATGTAGGTCCAGACGGAAAAGAATTTATTGTAAGAATTGTTGAGGAATAATGCCGACTAAATTTAGAAGTGTTTCAATACATGAACCGACTATAAAAGGAACTTCTATTGGAAGAAAGCCAATTAAGTCGACCATGAATAAAAGTAAGAGGCGCTCTTTTAAAAAGTATAGAGGGCAAGGCAAGTAATGGAACTAAAACAGGAAATGACGATAACTATGGAACATAGACTAGATAAGATCGAGGAGAAACTCGACAAGTTAGCGGATGCTATGATAGCTATGGCTCGAGCAGAAGAGAAAATTATAGCGTTGCAAGACGACCATGAAAACATGAGAGAGCGGCTAAATAAGTTATCGGTAAAACTTGACGATATTCAAAGAACTGTTGATGATAATTCAAGAACAGTTAAACTTATAAATAAGATTGGAATGGCAGTCATAGTGGCTGCTGTCGGCGCGTACGTTGCGCATATGTGGATGTAAAAGGAGAATCAAATGGAAGAAGGTTTTAAATACCATATACCAGAAGAGATTCCAGCAAATGAAAGAACCGCCTTTCATGGCGCAGCGGCAGCAGCGGCTAAAAGCGGAAAAAAGAAATTTAATTTTGGTGGAAAAACTCATCCGGTCACTATGAAAAAAGATACCGCTAATGCTATAACATCTAGCAAACATCATAACAAAGATGACAAAATGAAGAAAGAAAGTACTATGACTTTTAGAGAAAAGCTAATTGCAGTACTCGAAGGAGATAGAAAAGCTCATTATAAGAGTGCCACTCCACCAGAGGAATATGACGAAAAATCAAAATCATCTAAAGGTGCTATGGACATGATGAAGAACCGTACAGATGCTGTTACCGTTGATGGTAATAAAGCAGCAGAAGTTACGGCAAAGAACGCAGCAGCTAAAGTACCTGCAAAAAAGATGAGAAGTAATGATAATAATAAAGGGGATATGAAAATTATTCCTAGTGCCACTCCTATGAAAGGCATGAAGAAAACAATGGAAGCTTACATGAGTATGAAAGGAAAAACTGATGGCGAAGATACAACCTCCTAAGTGGGCACCAAACGCGCATCCAACACCGACCGGTTGGAAGAACGTTGCTACAGGTGAACTATTAATTTCTCAACCAATTTCTCAACAGCAAATTGATGAGTATTTTGAAGTTCCAAAGCCAAAGAAGAAAAAAGTTAAAGTTCTTAGAGAGGCTCCTGTAACTACAGAAGAGGCTGAAGCCGAGCTTATGCAAGATCAGAGTATTCTTACAGAAGACGATGGTCTACCAAGTGACGTGGAGCGAAACTGATTCTGAATCTTAATATATACTTTTATGTTAAGATTTAAAGAATTAAATGAGAAGAATCTCTTTCTCTATGCAGCTAGGCATTATAGAAATCCTAAATTTGCTGATGCTGATGAGTTTTATGAAGACCTTAAGAGATTCAAATATATTAAAAGATTATTGAATCGTTATATCGAGTCTGATGAATTATCGGAAAGACTGGTATTAAATCATTTGATAGTAGTGTTTAACGTATTTGGAATTGAAGCTGCTTTAAAAATATTAGAATTAAAGTTAGAGGACAAACACTGGCCAATTATAAAACCGTTCTTAATATTTTTAAAGTATATTAAGAACGAAGAATACACTGGAATTACAATGGACCCTAACGTTGTGGATATTTTAAGGAAGATATAATGGGTATCGTAAAAAGAGCGGCAGATATAGCATACACTTTCAGGTTCATACGAATGCTCGTTTTGGACTGGAAAGATTGGGACGCTTATAAGCAAGGTATCATAGACGAGAATGGAAAGAGAATAAAAACAGTGAAATTGGATAGCGATGAAAAAAAGTCTTCTTATACTCCTTTTATTCGCTTGTGCGCTAACATCAAGAGGCTCCTTTCAAAAATTCCAGGGGGAGGAAGTAAACTCGGATCTTTTGCGGCCGCGCTCTTTCTCATTAAAGAAAAATACGGATTCACGGACAAGAACTTAAAAGACATCTGTGAAAAAGTAAACGTCGACGTACTTGATTTTCTAAATGAAAGTAACGAATGGTTTATGTTAGAAAATAAACAAATATCTCCTGGGATATATAAAGTTCATAATCCTAAACTACTTAATACTACTTGTGATGAACTGGTTTGGCCTAAAGACCAAATTAGAATAGAAGAAGAATGTTTTCCTATTGGTGATGTATTTGGCGTAGATATTTACGAAGCTATACATATGAAAACACAACAAAGAATTTATATTGCTTTGAGCGAGATATACAAATGAAGATATTCGCCGCAGTTAGATGTCCACCGGGATATAAGTACGATGAAAAGTCTAAATCATGTGTACCAAAAAATTATTCTAGAGTAGCTAAACTTGGCTACCCTAGATACGGCTTTGGAGGTGGTAAATCTTCGTCGCAAAAGAATGGTAATGGTACCAATGGTAATGGTAACGGAAATGGCAATGGTAACGGCGGAAATGGAAATGGTAATGGTAACGGTGGAAATGGAAATGGTGGCGGAAACGGCGGTGGAAACGGCGGAGGAAATGGTGGAGGCCAATGAGAGTCGCAGGTAGACAAAAAGGAGCTAAAATAAAACCATATACACATGTGGTTGTAAATCCTAATGCACCAAAATCAAGGTATACTTTTAGCATGCATAGTTCAGAAGCAGGAGCAAAGAAAGCGGCTAAAAAATATTCACCATTAGTAGGAGATGACTTAAAAGTCGTTAAACAATCTGGTAGAAGTCCAAGTACCGACATGTTTGAAGCTACAAAAAGAATACCAAGAAAAAAAGGACAGCCTGCCGGATCTGATAAACACAGTGATCTGTACACAGATGAAAACCCGAAAGGAACAATACATGGTCTTAAATTTGCTACAGTCGAAGACGCGAAAGCGTCGGTCGCGAAAATTAAAAACTCAGGAAAAAAACACGCCCACAAAATTCAAGCTGCCATCGCCATGGAACAAAGAGCTAGAGTTATGGGAAAGACCGGACCTGCCGCGGTTTATCGAAAGTACATAAACCAAATGAAGAAGAAGACAAAACAAATGCAAAAAGAAGACATACAAGAAGGTAGACCAGGGTTGTGGGATAACATCCGCAAGCGTAGAGCGTCTGGAAAACGTATGAGAAAGAAGGGTGAAAAAGGAGCTCCTTCACCAGAGGCAATGGCAAGAGCCAGTGCTGCCAGTGAAGAGATGACTACTACCGCTTCCATACCGAATCCGATCGATACGTCTATGGGACCTAAATTTACGACAACTAATGTTATGGATAGAAGGAAAAAGAAAAGACCTGCTTTACTTAAAAGGTTTTCTCAATATATCTCAAAATGATTCGTATATATTTAGCTCTGGCAATGTTTGCTATCATAGGTAGCTTGGCTTATGGTGCCAAGTACTATTATGATAGTACCCAAAATAAAATAGCAATATTAACTAAAAATAATGCTAACTTGAAAGTTGCAGTAGATACTGCAGAAGCAAGTTTAAAGCTCGCAAAAGAAGAACAAATAAAGATGAGTGAGCTTAATAATAAACTACAGAATGATCTCCAAAAAGCAGAAAAATATGGAGATAGTTTAAGAAGTAAACTAGCTCAACTTAATCTAGTAAAAGACGCATTGACAGATGCTAAAAATTTAGAAGGAAGAATGAATGGCGCAACAGCCAAAATATGGCGAGAGATTATGGGTGATACTGGTGGTGATTCTAACCGGCCTAATCCTAACTGGTTGCAGCGGTCTGAGACAACCGACGGAAATAAAGACGGTGACAAAGATCGAAAAGATAACGATACCAGTAGTACCGAAGCCGAAACCAGTTCAACTCAATGACGTAAGAGTCTACGTCGTTAACGCCGACATATATGAAGAGTTTGTAAAAGAGTTTACTGAAGAATATGGTGAACTTGCTTTTGTTGCCTTGTCCATGAAAGATTATGAAAATTTAGCTTTAAATATAGCTGAATTGAGAAGATATATAAATCAACAGAAACAAATTATAGTTTATTACGAAGAAGCTGTAACAGAGGAGAAAAAGAATGATGGACCTAACAATTAGTCTGGCCACTCAATTTTGGCCAATGACTGTTTTTATTATTCTGGTACTTATCGGCTTTATTATTAACCTATTTGATAGAAGAATGGCAGACTACAGAGTCAACTTTAAATATAAAGAGATGCCACAAATGAAACCAATTCCTATTCCAACTAAAGGAAAAGGCTTTTGGAAAGCTATATTTCTATGGGTCTTTGGAACAAGACATTGGATCGTAGCAAAAGACTTTGTCTATTGGATGAATGGACAACAATACGTAATTCCAAAAGGATTTCAATTCGATGGAGCGAGTGTACCAAAATTCTTAGCTCAATTTTTGTCTCCTGTTGGTGTGTTACTTATTGGCGGACTAATACATGACTATGGTTATAAGTATGAAACGTTACTACTAAAAAGTAATAGAACTATTGGAAAAAAGACTCAAAAGTGGATGGATCAAACATTCAGAGATATTAATATAGAAGTTAATGGTTTTTATCTCTTAAACCAACTAGCTTATTGGGCCTTAAGACTCGGTGGTTGGGTTGCTTGGAATAAGCATCGAAAAGTTGGCGCTCAGATACCAGGGTTAGACTAATGTATGAATATAGATGCAAGTTAGTTAAAGTAATCGATGGAGATACGATAGACGTCGATATCGATCTAGGATTTGGAGTATGGTTAAAAAAAGAAAGAGTTAGATTAGTTGGCATAGATACACCAGAATCGAGAACACGAGATCTGGAAGAAAAAAAGTATGGATTAGCCGCTAAAGAATTTCTTATTAAATGGACTGGTGCAGGAGAACTTAGGCTTAAAACTCAAAAAGACAAGACTGGAAAATTTGGTAGGATACTAGGAGAGCTGTGGACGTTTGACACTAACATTAATCAAAAAATGATTGAAGAACATCATGCAGTTGCTTATGAAGGACAATCTAAAGAAGAGATTGAAGAACAACATTTAGCTAATAGAGAAAGGGTAAAATTATGAAAGCAGGCGAACAGCTTATTTACGCAGCTAAAAAACAAGCAGAAGGCGAGCTTGAAGTTCACAAAGCAAATATTGAGGTATATAAAACAATGCCAGCAGGTATTGGTGAACACTCAGATATCACAGAGGCCGTTATCGCAGAACTAGATAAAATGTCAGCGGCCTATGATCGAATAGAGATGATAGACAAATATTTCTCTTTAAAAGAATAAAAAACTTTACTAATGTGGTTAAAAAGGGGTTTACAAAGATCCCTTTTTAATATATAATAGTTACAATACAAAAAAATCAGAAAAGGTAAAAGCCATGCAACAATTTGTTGACACAAGAGAGTTTTTGTCTCAGACTAAGTTTTATGACGGCTATTCAAGATTCAAGGAATCAGATAATAGATATGAAACTTGGGATGAGGCTGTAGACCGTGTTATTGATATGCACGATGAAAACTACAAAAATTTAGATAATGAATTAACCCCGTTTTTAGAAGAAGCAAGAACCGCTTATAAAGAGCAACGAGTACTAGGAGCGCAACGTGCTCTTCAGTTCGGCGGCGAGCAATTGATGAAGCATCAAATGAGAATGTACAATTGTACGTCATCATACGTAGATAGACCTGAGTTCTTTGGCGAAGTTTTTTATATTCTATTATGTGGTGCAGGTGCTGGTTTCTCAGTACAAAAACATCACGTTAAAAAACTACCAAAGGTTCAGATCAGAACTAAGCAGGCTAAAGGATGGGTAGTAGAAGATTCAATCGAAGGTTGGGCAGACGCATTAGATGTACTTATGGCGTCTTATTTTGTAAATGGAGGTAAACATCCAGATTACGCCGGCCGAAGAGTATTCTTCGATCTTACTCAAGTAAGACCAAAAGGTGCTAAAATATCTGGTGGTTTTAAAGCCCCAGGGCCTGAAGGTTTACGTAGATCGCTCGATAAAATAGAACACTTACTTCAAGGTATTGTACTAGAATCAAAAGAACCAATTGCATTAAGACCTATTGACGTTTATGACATAGCCATGCATGCTGCAGATGCAGTATTGTCTGGTGGTGTAAGACGTTCGGCTACAATTTGTTTATTCTCTCCAGATGACGAAGAGATGATGAATGCAAAAACTGGCAATTGGTTTATGGAAAATCCTCAAAGAGGAAGATCTAATAATTCAGCTGTTATCGTAAGAGATAAGACTACTCCAGAACAATTTGGAAAAATTATGGAATCAGTCAAGCAGTTTGGAGAACCCGGATTTGTCTTTGTTGAATCTACAGAGCATACAACTAATCCATGCGTAGAAATTGGCATGTTTCCTAAGTTAGGAAATAAATCAGGCTGGCAAGGTTGTAATCTTACAGAAATCAACGGAGGCATGTGCAATACCGAGGAAGACTTTTATAAGGCATGCCGCGCAGCGTCTATCCTCGGTACCCTACAAGCAGGGTACACTGACTTCAAGTTTTTAACTAAGACTTCGAAGCAGATATTCGATAGAGAAGCGCTACTTGGCGTTTCTATAACTGGGTGGATGAATAATCCTACTATTTTGTTTAACGCAAACGTCCTTAAAAAAGGAGCTGAGATTGTTAAGGCAGTAAATAGAGAAGTTGCTGCAATCATTGGAATCAATCCAGCAGCTAGAACCACTTGTGTTAAGCCAAGTGGTAACGCATCGGTCTTGTTACAAACCGCGTCTGGAATACATGCAGAACATTCTCCAATGTATATCAGAAATGTTCAAATGAATAAAGAATCAGAAATTACTCAGGCGATAACTAGAACTAATCCTTACATGGTTGAAGAATCTGTATGGTCTTCAACTGGTAGTGATGTCGTAGTTTCATTTCCTATTTTACCTAACAAAGGTTCTAAGTATAAAGAAGAACTTCTTGGAATCAAGCACTTAGAACTCGTAAAGAAAGCTCAAAAGTACTGGGTAGAAACTGGAACTAATGAAGATCTTTGTGCTGACCCTGGAATTAGACATAACGTATCTAATACTATTATCGTAGATGATTGGGATGAAGTAGAAAAATACGTATTTGAAAATAGAGGTTCTTTTGCCGGCATATCTTTCTTGGCTATGACAGGTGATAAAGACTATAACCAAGCTCCAAACACCGCAGTTCCGACCGCAAACGAAATGGTCAAAGATTATGGTAATGCGGCCGTGTTTGCATCTGGAATGGTAGTTGACGCTCTTAAAGTGTTTCCTAATTTATGGGATGCCATATCGACAGCTCATGGATTTGGACTAGATCTTTCAGTTGAATCTTCAGAAAACTCTTCTAGAAAAGATTGGATAAGAAGGTTTGAAAACTTTTCTAATAATTATTTAGATGGTGATATGAAAAAAGCTGATTATTGTTTAAAAGATGCTTATCTTCTCCACAAATGGAATAAGATTCAATCACATTTAAAACAAGTTGATTGGAAAACGGATTTAACAGAAAAGAAGTATACAGATGTCGACACTCTCGGAGCGCAGGCGTGCGCGGGTGGCGCGTGTGAGATCGATTTCTAGTGTTCCTTCACCGTGCATTAAAGTATGCAAGTTGGAAAATGGTTATTGTGTTGGATGTTTTAGAACACAAGATGAAATTAGAGATTGGTTTACTGCCACCGATACAGATAAATTGCGAATCCTTGAAAGGATAAATAATGAAGCAATACATAGTTGAGTGTGAAGAATGTTCGAACACGACTTACGTTGAAAATGAAAGTAATGATTCTATAGAGTTCTGTCCAGTATGTGGCAGACGAGCAGAAGTAGAAGAGAGAAAAGCAGACTTTGACTGGCAAGAGGAATAATGGCATACTTAGTACACCCACTACCACCCGAACAAATATTTGTTAGAAAAGAATATCTTTATGACTTACAAAGAGGTCATGGAGAATACACCCCAGGGATCTGGATATCAGTAAAATCAACACAGTACAAAGCTCTTTACTTTGAAACTTTGTTGACAGAATATGGAGCACTTTATGATAAACTTCCTCTCTCGGCCTTCGTCTGGAAAACTGATCACGGCGATCTTCCTCTCGATGTTTTGCAGCTTTGGGATTGCTTTGATTATCATCTCACTGTAATAGAAAAACCAATTCTTGCAAGATGCGAATTCTTTGGTAAAGATAAAAACATGCACCCAGGCGAATATATGTTTACTATAGATAACGCTCATTCGGATAGATCGATCTTAGATATAAACTTTAGTGAAGATGATCCGGAACATAAAAGTTTTAATATCATAAAGCTAGACAACGGTCAGTTTGCAGCTCAGCCAAACAATAGAGTAATTTGGAGAGATTCAAGTCTTATTCCAGATAAACTATTGCAGCCTGATTTTAAAGTGTGCACTCAAAACTATACAGTTGAAACAGAACCTAAATGGTCTGTAGGTCATACTGATGAGTGGCAATATAAGACACGCGAAGAGGCTGATAAATAAATGCATGTGGTATTATAATAATGAACCTTTTGAGACTGCACCAGAAGAATACCAAGGATTTGTCTACGTCATCACAGAACTGGATACGAACAAAAAGTATCTCGGTAAAAAGAACTTCTGGCGGCCGAAGGTATTACCAAAAAATTCAAAGAGATCTAGAAGGGTACGCACCAGAGTGGAATCCGATTGGAGACTATACTTTGGCTCGAATAAAGAATTACGGTGTCTCGTTGAAGAACGAGGCGAAACAAACTACAGAAGAGAAATCATCAAACTCTGTAGAACAAAAGGAGAAATGTCTTACTTTGAAGCAAAAGCTCAGTTCGATAATGACGTCCTTTTTTCAGACGAATGGTACAACGAATTCATAGGTTGTAAAATACATTCCCGACATTTAAAAAAATAAAATCACATCAAAGTGATTTTTTTGTTTACAAACACTAATTTTTAGTATATAATAGTTATATACAATTGAAAAGGAGTAGTTTTGTTATGGGTATTTTTATTGGAAAGCACGGTAGGTCTAATAGCTTCGTCGGAAGATTTGATCCTACTAATCCCTCAGATATAAGAGAATATGAATTAGTAAAAGCTATCGTAAGATCAGTTAACGCTAGCAGTAAAAGAAAATTTAGAGTCTGCAAAAGAGGTAGAAAACCAGTTTATGGATATGAATGGGGTGGCAACCCTAAAGGCGGAATAAAGAACGCTAAACTCTGGGATGTTTATATCTACAGAAAATCTCTACCGTATAACGTTGAGATGCAATTAAATATTATTTCAAACTATCCAGATCCAACATGGAGCGAATACTCATGATTATTATGGACTACAGTGGCATTGCACTAGCAAGCATTATTATCAATAAGACGTTTGAAGAATCTCTCATTCGTCACATGATACTAAACTCTATTAGAATGTACAGGTCTCGATATGTTGACGAATATGGCGAGATAGTATTGGCCTGTGATGGTCCTAATAACTGGCGTAGGTCAGCATTTCCACAGTATAAAGCTAATAGAAAAAAAGGTAGGGACGAGTCTACTTTTGACTGGAATGAAGCTTTCAGAATCTTACATCTTGTAAGAGAAGAGATCAAAGAAAACTTTCCATATAAAGTCATTCATATAGATCAATGTGAAGCTGACGATATTATTGGTACATTAGTCGATCTTAAATCAGATGTACCAATTAATCCAGAACCTATCATGATTGTTTCATCAGATAGAGATTTTGTACAGCTACAAAGGTTTCCAAACGTAAAACAATATTCTCCTATCTTGAAGAAAGAGGTTGTGGAATCTAATCCTAGATTGTTCTTACAAACTCATATTATTAAGGGTGACAAAGGAGATGGTGTACCAAATATCTTGTCAGAAGATAATGTATTTGTCGAAGGGTTTAGACAAACTCCTATGTCTAAAAAGAAGATAGATAATATTATTGAAGATTTAGACGATGGAGAATTGCTGTACGCAGCTTCTTGGTATAGGAACTATTGTAGAAATAAAAAATTGATAGATCTTACCGAAACTCCTAACGATCTAAAACGTCAGATTATAAATAGTTTTGAGGAACAAGATCCATGGCCAAACAAAGGTAACGTTTTTCCATATCTAGTTTCGAAAAATTGTAATGAATTGATAAAAAGTGTACAGGAGTTTGTATGATGAAACAGTATGTTTTTGAAGTTATCGAAGAAGCTGCCAAACAGCGCAGTCGAGATGATAAAGTAAAAGTCTTAAAATCAAACGAGACTTGGGCATTGAAGGATATTATACGAGGCTCAATGGATTCTAAAGTAGAATGGAACTTACCTGAAGGTTCCCCACCATATCAAGCATCCGCAGCTCATAACCACCCCACAAATCTTCTAAGAGAAAATTCTAAGTTTAAATATTTTGTGAAAGGTGGCCCTGGGGATAAAATGCCGAAATATAAAAGAGAACAAATTTTTATAGGTATGCTTGAAGGTGTACATCCTGAAGATGCTAAGCTTGTCGTCTCAATGATTAACAAGAAAAAATTAACAGGCATTACACGCCCGGTTGTAGAGGAGGCTTTTCCAGGGTTGCTTAAAGACTGACTCTATTTCCAGAAAGGACAAGAATGGTACTTGCACAACTTGAAAGATTACAAAAAGATTCCAGCGATTTAGAACTTTACGCTCTTAAACTTAAAAAGAGAGGAAGAATACAACAAATGGAAAACATCTTAAAGAAAAGAGATTATGTAAGGGAAAAAATCAAGTTGATAAAAAGTCCGGAGGTTCAATATTCTACTTAGTTAAAAAAATAAACGTTTACAATCATTGAATAATATGATACTATATAATGATAATAAGGAATTGATATGAATATTTTTATACTTCATGAAGATCCAGTCGTTGCGGCTCAGATGCTTTGTGACAGGCACGTTCCTAAAATGATCGTAGAGTCTGCACAAATGTTAAGCACGGCCCACAGGCTACTAGATGGTATACCCGAAAAAAGACCATCAAAGTCAGGAAAGACTATACAAACTTATTACGCGTTTGGAGACGAACGCGATAAATTGTATTATGCCGCTGTTCATAAACATCATCCTTGTACCACATGGACTATGGAATCTTCTCAAAATTACAAATGGCATTATAAACATTTTTACGCCATGGGGCAAGAGTTTACTTATAGAAGAGAAAAGTCTCATAAGACTATCGAATTGCTAGGTAAGTTGTTATCTAAAATTCCAGAAAATATACCACATGGTCCTCTTACTCCGTTTGCTCAAGCGATGTCGCACTATCCTATGTGTAAGGTAGAAGGCGATGCAGTAAAAGCATATCGTAATTATTATCACGTGGCTAAAGACTTTGCCGTTTGGGAATGGAAAAGACCAGCGCCTAGCTGGTGGGAGGGATATAAAGGTGCCAGTTTATACAGTTAGAAAAAAAGATGGAGAAGAAGAGTGGGATATAATGTGTTCTCACGAAGAAGCAAAACAAGCATGTGAAGAATACGGTCTTGTTATAGTTCCTAAATTTCCTGCAATAGTTTCTGGTACAGGAAGTTTGTTATCTAAAACAGACAATGGATGGAAAGACAATCTTAAGAGAATCAAATCAGGAGCTGGAAAAGGTAATACTATAAAAGTATGAGCAAGCAATCTGTAAAATTTGAAGATCTGATAGAGATAGAACCTATAACTGTAAATCAAGTTAAAGCATTTGACGCGTGGTCTGACGGAGACCATCTGGTTCTAGCTGGTTCTGCAGGAACTGGTAAAACTTTCATAGCGTTATACTTAGCGTTACAATCTGTTCTAGAACCATATACGTCATTTAATAAAGTGGTGTTAGTTAGATCGGTCGTACCAACACGAGAAGTTGGATATTTACCCGGCGATATTGGAGAAAAAGTAGAACCGTTTGAAGCACCATATAAAAATATATGCTTAGAATTATTTAGCGATACAAATTCTACTTACAATAAACTTATAAATAGTCATCAGATGGTATTTAATACCACATCTTTTATTCGTGGAATAACTATAGACAATGCAATAGTCGTAGTAGACGAAATGCAAAACCTTAATTTTCACGAGTTGGATTCTGTAATAACACGTGTAGGACGCGATTGCAGAATAATCTTTTCTGGAGATTATCATCAATCGGACTTTAAGGACTCGTACGAAAGAGATGGAATACAGAGATTCTTAAGAATAGTCGAGCAACTAAAGAACTTTAGTGTAATCACGTTCGGATGGGACGATATTGTAAGATCTGACTTTTTAAGAGATTACATCATGACAAAAGAAATGTTAGGAGTAAAATGATGATGAATTGGTTTATAGTAGTAACATTCGTTCTAGCTAATCCAATACAAGAGATGCGAAACATGTATGTCTTTACACAACCACAATTTGTATCACTAGAGCAATGCATTGGATATGTTGAACAAAATAAAAATAGAATCTTTTACATAGCGGCAGATTCTTACAAGTTTCAGAAAAAGCCTGAAACTATATACTGCGCACCACAAAATGTACTAGGTGAAATGATTAAAGAAGGATTTGCAGTAAAGAGAAATGAAAAGAGTATTTGAGCATGAAAAAATTGATGTTGGATATAATGACTTGGACGCAGACACGACCGATACTGGTAGGACATACACTGCTCCTGATGGTTCTTCTTATCCTAGCATTACCACAGTTCTTGGAGTATTAAGTGAAGACGCAATACGTGCATGGCGAGAAAGAGTTGGCGAGGACGAAGCTAATAAGATTAGCGGCAGAGCTAGTAATCGCGGTACTCGTGTACATAGCATTGTCGAGCGGTATTTAAAGAATGAAGATACAACAGACAATCTCCCTCATATTAGGCAAAGTCTTGAAAACTTGCGGCCAATTCTTGATAAATCTATCGGGAAAATCTTTGGCCTCGAAGTTGCTCTTTATAGTAATCATCTTGGTGTTGCTGGTCGTTGCGATTGCATAGCCGAGTTTGATGGAGTACCTTCAATAGTAGATTTTAAGACTTCTAAAAGAATTAAAAAGAAAAACAAGATACACAGCTATTTCGCTCAAGCAGCAGCATATGCTATAATGTTTGAAGAGCGAACCGGAATGGCCATACCTAACTTGGTCATAGTCATGGATGTAGACCATGAAAAACCCTTGGTGTTTAGAGAACATCGAGACAATTGGATAAAACTTTTAACGGAGACAATAGATGAGTATCGCAGAAGAAAGATGTTCGGACACTAACATGGCTTTAACACAAGTCATTCAGTTAAGAAACGAATTTGAAGATCTAACAAGAGGGTATAATATGCCTGAAGGATCTAGTATAGATAATATTGAGTGGTTCATAGAAAATGGCCATAGGTCAAATTCTCTTCGTAATGGATTTGCAGATGCAATGAAGATAGCGCGTAGAATTAAGGAGTACTATTATGGCAGCTCAAAAAAGACTAGAAAAAGGAAGCGTCTATGAAAAATATGATGTAGATGGCGATGGAGTCGTAAGTGACGAAGAACTAGACGTGGAAAGAAGAATGATTGAACTTGAAGACCTCAGGTCTGACATGGAGAATGAAGATAAAAAGCAAGACGCCCAAAGAAACATGGCTTGGTTTGCTCTTGGTGGCATGCTACTTTATCCTGCTTTTGTTATTACTGCAACGTTATTTAAACTTGATAATGCTGCAAAAATATTAGGAGACATGGCCGCAGTATACTTTGTATCAGTAGCCGCAATTGTAGCAGCATTTTATGGTAAAGAGGCAATCACACAAAAGAAAGTAGATAAAAAATAATGAAACTACATAAGTATGAAAATTATGACGAATATGTAAAGGAGCAGACTCAGGCTAACGTAGCTAAGTTAAAAAATGTTTGGGTAAGAGAAAACGCTATTCAAAAAGTAGTATCTTACAAACCTTTTGCTTCTAGCATATTGTGTCATGGAACTAGAAATGGTAGGGAACTCGAGTATTTTAAAAAGTTTCTACCTCATGCAGAAGTCGTTGGAACTGAAATATCTCATACAGCTACTCAGTTTAAGAACACCGTTCAACACGACTTCCATGAGGTTAGAGAAGACTTTGTTGGTAAGTTTGATATTGTTTATTCAAATTCTTTTGATCACGCATATGATCCAAGCAAAGCTATTTTAGCTTGGAAAGATCAACTTACAACAGATGGAGTACTAGTTATCGAACTCATGACAGGAGTTGAGAATATATCCAGACCAGTAGATCCACTTGAAATTAACTACGAAGAATTTAAAGAACTTGCTGAAAAAAATGGATTGAGAGTACTTGAAAAAAATATCATGCACAGACAAATGTCTGGAGCGAAAAATAGTATTATGGTGGCTTTGAAAAAATGACTAAAAGATTAATATATCAGGTGTACACTGGCAAAAGATCTAAACTTTATGATCATTGCACAGCTTCTGTTAAAGCGTACGCTGAAGATATTAACGAGAAAGAATCTCCTAACAATAGGGTTGACTATATAATTCAAACTCAACCTATTATGAAGATTAAACCTGATGTGTTTGCTACAAATAGAAGTAAAGAATCTTATGAAAAGTATGGAGGATTCTTACCGATATATGAAAAAGAAAATGCTTTTAACTATTGGGATCGTTACGATCAAATAGCTATCATAGATGCTGACGTTTGGATAAGGCCAGGGACTGAAAATATATTTAACGTTATGAATCATGAAACGGAATTTGCTGGAATGGCAGAGAGAACAGCTCCAATTTTGCCATGGTATAAAGAAAAACTAATAGGTTATACTAGAATGCAATATTCTTCTTTAACCGATGTTGATTGGCGATGGAACGAATCCGGTGCTCATTTTTATAATATGGGCGTGATGCTATTAAATAGACATATAGTTCAGTATTTAAAAGGTAAAAGTAAAAGATACGAAACTGGTAGAGAATTTATTGAAAGACCAGAGTTTAAAAGATTTGTTGATGGACTTGGAGCTTGGAAGTGGAGTACCGATCAAACACTTTTAAATTACTGGGTCAAAAAAGAAAAAATGGAACAACAAGAATTAAGTTGGAAATGGAATGCACTGTATACTGCAATCTCTAATGAAGACGCTAAGAAGGCTTACTTCGTACATTTCTTTCTTAAAGACAAATTGCCTAATAGAGGCGAAGACGTAGAAAAGCTTATGGAGGACGTAAATGAATAGGTACCATGTAACATACGAGGTTGATGGTCCAGACATACCAAAGATTGCTCATGAAATAGCCATTGGTCAAAGTATTGGTAATCCAAATATTAGATCTGAGATAGAAAATTCAGATAATATTAAAGAGATGGCAGCTGAAATCGTAAGCATTGATGGCAATGAGGTTGTGATTTCATTTCCTAATAAAGCATTTAATTGGCCAAACATCAATCAACTTATGTGTATTATTATGGGTGGACATACTGATATTATGGGAGTTGATAGATGTAGAGTTTTAGATATTAGTATTGAAGTCCCAGTCAAAAAGCCAGTATTAGGAATGTCAGGCTTGAAAAAAAGAACTGGTGCCGAAGAAAGGCCACTATTTGGAGCTATTGTAAAACCAAAGTCAGGACTTACAAAAGATCAGCTTACTGAAATAGTAAAGCAAATGATGGACGGTGGAGCTGATTTTATTAAAGAAGACGAGATCATGGCAGACAATTCATACCTGCCACTTCATGAAAGAGTAGAAGCAATTGAAACACTTAAAACAACTTGTGACTGGAAAGGATTCTACGCTTATTGCATAAACGCAGATCCGTTAGATCTCATTGCTAACTTAAAGATAATTGATTATCATACAGGTCTAAAAGAAAATGTAATGGGAGGTGTTCATATCAACTTTTGGTCTGGCCTAGGTGCATACACCTCTGCTAGAGATATGAATATTCCATGTCACTATCAAAGATCTGGAATTAGAATCTTAACAGATCCGAGTAATAAATACTCGATAGCTTGGCCAGTCTTAGCTAAGTTAGGCTGTATGGCTGGAGTAGATAGTATGCACGTAGGAATGCTAGGTGGATATTATCCTGAAGGAGAGAGCGAGGAAGAAACTCTCACGGCGATTGACATATGCAAACAACACAATACAATCCCATCGCTAAGTTGTGGAATGAATCCCGTGCTCGCTCAAGAAATACGAGAGAGAATTGGTAATGACTTTATGGCCTCAATAGGAGGCTGGCTCCATACTGGAGAAACTATATACGAAAAAGTATATGAAATGAGAAAGAGTCTTGATTCATAATCCTATACAACGTGATGATTTAATTGAAGTGAAAGGTAAGACTATGAGTTTAAAACTAATTATGCCAATGGCCGGCAATGGTCAAAGATTCTTCGACGCAGGCTATAATAGGCCAAAGCCCTTGATTGATATTAAGGGTAAGCCGATGTTTAAAAGAGTAATCGATAATCTTGGAATGGACGTTGATCCTGTTTGTATAGTAAGGCAAGATCATGTAACTGACTACGAGATAGATAAGAGAATTATCGAGCATCAGCCAAATGCTAAGATCATTATTACTCCTGGGCTAACTGAAGGTGCAGCTTGTACGGTAAGATTAGCTACTAGTTTATTTAATAGTGAACCTATGATGGTTGCAAATTGTGATCAGCTTATGGTTTGGGACGACCTTGGATTTAATGGCCTGTGCGCTAGTGAAAAATTCAAAGGTGGAATTATTCCTACTTTTATTCCTAAGCATGAAGAGCCTATTCATAGTTACGTAAGAGTAGATGAAAATAACGAAGTACTTGAACTAGCAGAAAAGAAACTAATATCTAATATAGCTACTGTTGGAGTTTACTACTTTGGTAGCGAATCTGAATGGTGCGCGGCTCATGCCAAGCAAATGGATAACGATGATAGAACTAATGGAGAGTTCTATCTCGCTCCAACTTATAATTATATTTCGCATCCAGTTGGAATATACCCTGTCGATCATATGATCGGCATGGGTACACCAGAAGAACTAGATGCTTTAGTTGAAAGCGAATGGATGGAAAGGTTAGACGAAATATCATGAAAATAGCTGTGTGCATATCAGGAGTTCCTAGAGGAAAAGTTAGAAGAAACATTGAACATTTAGAAATGGCCTTTGAAGGCGCTGATTTCTTTTATGCTACATGGAATGAAACTAGTAATGGAATATCTGAAAGCCTTGGAGCTTCCACATATCCAGAACCTAAGATGCATTATAATCCATGGAGTGAATGTGTTACAATATGTAAAGCTCCAAAATATAAAGCTTACAAAGAAGACTTCTTAAGAAAAGGTCCACTATCTACTAAAAAGAAACTTCTCAATGCTACTAAACAAATCTTAGCTCATGCTTATCAGGTAGAAGATTTGCCAGAAGAATATGATATGATTGTCAGAGCTAGATGGGATACGTTCACGTCTATAAAGGTTGACTTCGAAAAATATTTACAAGATTCTTATAATAATCAACAGGCCATAGGTTTTGCTATAAGAGGCAGTAGATGGATAGACGTAAATAAATTTAGAGATATAGACCATATGTACATAGACGAAAATACAGATAAAAGTTGGAGTAGAGATTGGTCTTACTGGCTAAACGATAATTTGATACTACATCCTAGAAAAATATTTGATCCGGTCAGAGTCAAGTTACTTCATAGAATGAAAGGCCTTTTGCCTTGTGAGTTTGGTTGGTATCAAGTACTAAGCAATAATGATAACCACCATTGTGTGTATGGTGGAGCCGCTATCGAAAGATTTGTAGATAGATAAATGCTCGACACGCTGTTTAAGAGATACAAATCTAAAAGACCTCATGTTTATTACTATGAGAGAGAATTATTTAAGCACAAAATATACCCTGTAAATTTACTACAAGTAGGAATGGACACCACACTACAAGTTTGGCTTAAGTACTTACAAAACGCAAACATATATTGTATCGATAGCTTTAATAATTCACAACCAGCTAATTATAGTTTTTTAGATGAGAAAAGATTATTTTGGTCAAGATGTAATCCTAGTGATAGAAAATCAGTAGATAAGATTATGAAAGAAGTATGGAACAAACCAAGATTTGACATCATTATAGATAATACTAACAACTTTGAAAATCTTAAAAGATATTGTATTGGAAAATACTACGCAGAGAAAAAAGATGAAGTCATTTGCCATAGTTGTTAAAGACAACAAGATATCAGAAGCTGGATTTGAAGAGCTTAAAAGAACGTGGGGATCTTACGGATACGAGTACTCTTCACTTGAAAAACATTATGCGACTCCTCTAGATAAAGTTGAAGGTTACTGCGCTGGAAATGGATTAGTGTGGAATTATCCATGGGAAGGCGAAGTACTAGATATAAAAAGCGGACTTACTAAAAAAGCGTATCCAACTACGAACAGACTAGCAAGAATATCTTGTTTTATGAGTCATTGGTATCTTTGGCAAAAGTGTATAAAATTAGATGAAATGATTTTAATATTTGAGCATGATGCCAAACTTATAAAACAGTTACCTAGTGTAAGGACTTTTCATCGGTCTACATTTGATATTATTGGTATTAATGATCCTTCTATGGCTACTAGAAAATCTAAACTGTATCACGATTTAATTCTTAAAAATCCAGAAAAGATTCAGCCAGTTCCAACTATAGACGAAGTGCATGTGCCACAAGGATTAGCTGGTAATTCTGCTTATGTGATAAAACCATCTGGAGCTAAGAAGATGATTGAACTTACAAAAGAACATGGAATGTGGCCAAACGATGCACTTATGTGTAAACAACTAATATCTACATTAGGTGTTACACGAAACTTTTACTCTACAATTCAAGGATTGAGGTCAACGACAACACTATGACAAATTACTATGTAATCACTATGATGGACAACAAAAGATCTACTCAGGTCGCGAGAAGATGTATTGAAAGTGGAAAGAAGCTTGGATATAATATATTAATGTTTAAAGCTTTTACACCAGATAACTGCAATCCAGAAGAAGTGGCGATCTATAATGATTTACCACTAAAAGGATTTGAAGAAAAATATAGCAGAACTGGAAACTGTATATCTGGATTTTTAAGTCATTTTCATCTATGGAAACTTACTGTGGCTAATAACACTCCAACTTTTATATTTGAACACGATGCAGTGATTCTCAATAAACTTCCAGACATTACTAATTACGATATCTTATCGGTTGGAAAGCCTTCCTATGGAAACTTTAACATTCCAACTTTCTTAGGTGAAGGTCCACTAACTTCAAAAAGGTACTTCCCTGGCGCTCATGGATACAGAGTAACACCAAAAGGCGCACAAATGTTAATTGATGAAGCTAAACATACAGCTGGTCCTACTGACGTGTTTATTCACGTAGATAAATTTCAGTATCATTTAGGAGAAACTTATCCATGGTCAGTAGAAGCTAACGACTCATTTACTACGATTCAAAGACAAGAAGGCTGTTTAGCAAAACATAATTATGGTGAAACTTATGAAATTATATGATGAAGCTTTCGTCACTGGTTGCGATAAAGGACACGAATGGATTCTTCCATGGTTCTTAAATAATTACAAACAACATGTTAATGTACCATTAGTGTTTGCTAACTTTGGTTTAACTGAAGAAGGCTTAAACCTTGTTAAAGATCATGCTCATGCAATCATGGACTTAACTTCAGCAGAAGAAAAAGGCTGGTTTAAAAAACCATTATCTATGCTAAAGTGTCCGGCAAAGAAGACTGTTTGGATAGATACCGACTGTCAGATTAAAGAAGACGTATCCGATATATTTGATCTTATTGAAGAAGGTAAACTTTATATGGTAGAAGATAAACCATGGACTCAAAGGCGAGGAGAGGTTTGGCATAACTCCGGTGTGGTTGGTTTCGTAGGCAAGCCACCGATACTATATCAATGGGTAAAAGCTGTAAAAGAAAATCCTACGGTAGGAGATCAAGAAACTTTACATTCGATACTTAATCCTATAACTAAGATCGGTAACATCGCTGACTTGCCTAATAGATATAATGTTATGAGGTTACAAGTTGAACACGATAGTTACAAAGGACCGGTAAGTATAATGCATTGGACCGGTCGAAAAGGTAAAGATAGAATTAGGAATATGTTATGAAGAAAGTTGTACACGTAATTGGTAACGGCGACCAAGCATCTTTATTTCACAAAGAACATCGGACTGGAATGAAACTAACATGTAATATTCCACCATGGCCAGTAGCTGGAGCTTATGGTACTATCATGGTAGATTTTAAAATGATGAGAGCGTTACATGAAGGTTCACTTACTATCCCTGGCGATTGGATATTAGGAATGAGACCGAAGATATGGATGGATCAACAACCATCTTTCTTTATTAAGCATTCTCATCAAGTTAAAGAATTTTATACAGTTCTTCCAAAATACGTCGCAAACTATACAGATTTTAATTGTGGTCATATGGCAGTACACTACGCCGCAAATAAAGTTAAAGCAGAAGAAATACATTTATACGGATTTGATTCTATATTTGATTTTAATCTAAGAAGCTGTTCTGATTTTTATCTTGGATCTGATAGAGGTAATATGAACACAAATAGATTAGCTAATAACTGGAGACCAGTATGGCAAAACATGTTTAAAGAGTTTCCAGACACTACTTTTGTTCTACATCACATACACGATGCGATAAAGTTTCAAGTTCCTGATAACGTTGAAGTAATAACTTATTCTAGTAAGGCCGTAATGACTTAAAAAAAAATTCACTTTGAGGTGATTTTTTTGTTTACATTCTTGTTTTTTTATGGTATAATATAACTATAAAATGAAGAGGACACAAGATGTTAATAGTTAATGTACAAGGCGGAACAGCACAGAAAAGGCAACTAGCCGAAGACCTTTGTTATTTTGTAGCACAAAGGTACAAGTTCTCTCCAAAAAAAGAAATAGAAATAGATGTCAACATCAAGAGTATTGATGGTGCACAGGGTTTTTGTATGGACTGTGATGATGGTCTATATGAGATAGAAATAGATAACAAAATTACTGGTGACGATTTTATTACATGTGTACTACACGAACTAGTACACGTCAAGCAGTACGTTAAGAAAGAACTACACGATTGTGGTTGCGTTCAAATGTACAAAAAGGTGGCTTACGAAACTGATATGAATTATCTTGATAAGCCATGGGAAAAAGAAGCATATAAAATGCAAGAAGTATTATTGGAGGAGTATAAAAATGCTAGCTGAAGGAGCAACAGAATACGGTTACAGAGGACTGGCCGAGATAGAACTCTTAAAAAAACAAATAGCTGAGGATACTAAAGAAAAGTACACGCTATACAAGCGTATCAAAGAGTTAACTGAATTACTGGAAGAGCATAAAAAGATAAATCAAGCTTTGAAAGCTGAATTACCACAAAATGTAATTGAAAAAATAATTCAAAAAAAGTGAAAAAAGTCCTTTACATTTGCTTAAAAGTATGGTATAATATATCTATAAAATGGAAAAAGAAATGAAAACAAAAGTGGAGAAAATCAATGACATAGCGAAGGTAACCGGCAGGATGTGTGATGGACAACGAGATGACGAGAAGCACATCGGGATTTACAGGTACGGAACTACCCAGGGAATCAGCGGCGGAGTATAAAACGTTCCCCTCCTTACTATGGGGCCGATAGGTCGGTAAGGAGGATGGTATTGACAACGGCCCCAAAGAATTTATAAGCGAAACTGAGGAGTACATTATGAAAATTTTAAAAGCAATCAAAGATATTAAATTTGACAATGGAGTTTCCGAGCCCATTGTCATGGCTTCTGCAGCTGGTTGGTACGTAGGTGCAATCGATAATAGTGAAGGCTTTATTCAGCCTTACGATAGATACACCGGCTACTATGCCACTTCTGGCGAAGCCGAAACAGTTTTGGACGGGCATTTTAGCAATGCCTAGTCCATCCGAACTACAAGCAATGACGCCGCTATTTCTTCAACTCCTCTTCTTCGCGGTAGCTGGCGCATTGCTCGTAGGCACTTTCGTATCGATCGTCGGTTTGATGTATCGATACGCTCTTTTTATAGTATTAGTGCTGTTAGTATTCGTCAGCATTAACTATGGAATTATTGATATAAATAAGTTAATACAGGGAGTTGGCGTATGATTAGGTGGTTTGATTATATGATCATAGCACCGTTCGCTTACGTGCTATCAAAATCATTTATTATTGGAGCTTATGACTTTACTATTATTTCATATTTGCTCTATGTGGTCTATTGTGTGAAAAGAAAATCATGGGAAGGTAAAAAAGTATGACTATGCATCTAATGCCAGTTTATTATAATAATAATAACAGCAAAAAACGTAAACCTTTTCGAAAGCCAGGGTGGCAAAAAGCTCAGGCCGAACATGACGCTTGGCTAAAAAAGCGTGGTGTTCATCCTAGTCAACTTAAAAACAAAGAGAAGTCTAGTGGCAACCGTATTCCGGACTATTCATCAGATCGTAAGAGCGTCCCGACGTCGAACTATGTCGGTCCAATCGAAGGCCGTAAAGCAGCAAAAGTCTACAGTGGTGACTACATCGTCGGCATCGCAACCATGCACAAATCAAACGCAGTCCCTGTTGGAAGAGGCGATGACGTCAAGTCGTACGCTAAAATGAGAAGGTAACAATTTCTCTCCTTAGCTCAGTGGATAGAGCAACGGCCTTCTAAGCCGTGGGTCGGGAGTTCGAATCTCTCAGGAGAGGCCAATTATGGAGAAGAGGAATGGAACTATTTTTAGTAGCTACACTTTGGATGATAGCTAATAAAGAGTTTGTCGTAACCGCAAGCAAACAAGTTGACGATGGTTACAAGTGGCATAAGGTAGAATGCAGAAAACCAGACGAAAATATACCCCATGTTAAAATAAAATCCCCAAACGGAAGAGAATATATTTGCTTAAAGCTAAAAAAAATCACCTTGAAGTGAAAAAAGTCCTTTACATTTGCTCAAAAGTATGATAGAATATACTTATAAAATAAAAAATGAGGAGTTGTTATGGATATGAATATGTTAGTAGATATGTTAGCTAGGATGACAGCTGTAGAAAAAGTACAGTTTGTCGAAAAGCTTTGTGATACGCATCCTAATTTAGCTTTTGAAATCAGTAACTCAATTGAGGTTACTATGATGGATAAAGTCTTTTTGGAAAACGAAAAGAAAGTACAGGCTGCGAGGCAAGTAGTATGAAAAATCCTATAGCAAAATATCTAATGTGTTCTTATGCTTACTATGAGCAAGGTGATCCACTTATAACGGATCAAGAGTTTGACGAGTTAGCTAAGTACATATTAGCTAATTATGATAATATAGAACATATGCACAAGCATCTTGTGACTATAGGTGATTTGGAAGCTGGTACTTACTTAGGTAAATATCCAGCAATGGTTAAAGGCGCAGTTGGAAGTTATAGAAGGGGAGAAAGATAATGGGACTCACAGCACTAAAAGGTAAAAAATCAAAAAAGAAAATAGCAAGAGCAAAGGTTCGTACTGGTGCGAATGCCGCTCCAATTGAACAAGGTTTAGAAAGTGTACAATATTACTTTCAAAACGAAGTATCTCGTAAAGATGCTATTGAACAAGTAAAGACATATGTCAAAAATACTTTCAGTAAGCAAGAGGCAAGATACATCTTGTCAAATCCTGAATATAAACTCTTACCAAGTTACTATTCAGCAGCTACTGCTTTCTTTATCAATAGTAATCTTCAAGACGATAAGTTACCTTATTGGCAAGAAGCTTTACAAAAGCGTATGACAGATATTATCGAATCTGGTAAAGTACTCTATAATGAAAAGCAAAAGGCTAAGAAAGATAGTGCTAATGTCATTACACTATCTCCTGCTCAAAGATTGCAGAAAAAGATTAGTAATACAATTATGCAAGATCTACTCGAACTCGAAGACGATTGGATCGACGGAAAAGAATCTACTATCAATCTATATGATAGGTTCAAGTTCCATGGCTTGGCAGGCTCCGCTACACTGCCAGTTCGTGGGGTGGTTGAGGGCTGGTTGCTAGATTATGAAGATGCCTACCATAAAAGATGTGACCAAGCAGTTGAAGGGTATTCTCACTTGAAGAGATCAGAACTCAACCGCCGTATTAAAGCGTGTAATGATATGTTATCAGATCTTGATAGCATCAAAGCAGCGACTAAGGCAAGTAGAACTATAAAGGTTAAAAGACCTAAGTCTGCAGATAAGCAAGTCGCTAAAGTTAAATTTAAAAAAGAAGATAATGACTTTAAAGTCGTGTCTATCAATCCAGTTCAAATTGTTGGTAAGACTAGGTTGTATACCTTTAATGCCAAACATAGAGAACTCAGTATGTTCTATACCGATAAACCAAGTGGATTTGAAATATCAGGTTCAACTATAAAGTACTTCGATAAAGAACAAAGTATTAAGGTTAGGTTAAGAAAGCCAATGGATATATTGCCATTGATTCTCGATAAGACTCCTAATCAAATACAAAAAGAGTTATCAAACCTTTCGGTAAAGGTTAACACTCCTAATGGTAGACTCAATGAGGAAACATTATTGTTAAGAGTGCTTGATAAATGAGTAATAAATTAGAAGACCAGTTTTTGACTAAGTCAAAATTCACTAAACTTATCGAAGCTACAGTGAGTGATAAACATATACCTTACATGGATGCTATTCTCGATGTATGTCAAAAGAATGAAATCGAAATAGAAGACATTAAGAAGTTTATATCGCCTGTAATAAAAGATAAGTTAGAGGCAGAAGCGATGGAATTGAATTTCTTACCGAAAAAAAATTCAATCGACTCATCGTTATTTGAGTAGATGCTTATATATAATATAGGTAACTTTGTATCGCTATGATGTTGGCAGGGTTACATTAATATACAGCGTAATATTTCAGTTAATACTTCAGTAAATAAGGAGACAATACTATGTCATTCGAAACTCTAAAGCGCAATCGCGGCGCAAACATCAATAAAATTATTCAGGCAGCAGAATCCGCAAATGGTGGAGAAACTAAGTCCTATGCAGATGATAGGATTTGGAAACCTACAGTTGATAAGGCGGGTAACGGTTATGCTGTTATCAGATTCTTGCCTGGGAAAGACGGAGAGATTCCATTTGTTAGATATTGGGACCATGGATTTAAAGGTCCAACCGGTATGTGGTATATTGAAAACTCTCTAACTTCTATTGGTCAAAGTGATCCAGTAGGAGAACTTAACTCTAAGCTTTGGAATTCTGGTATCGAATCAGATAAAGAAAAAGCCCGGGCTCAAAAACGTAGACTTCATTATGTTACAAACATCTATGTAGCAAATGATCCTTCAGCTCCTCATAACGAAGGTAAGGTATTTCTATATAAGTTTGGTAAGAAGATCTTTGATAAGATTTATGATCTTATGAATCCAGCATTTGCAGATGAAAAGCCAATCGATCCATTTGATATGTGGGAAGGTGCAGACTTTAAACTTAAGATTAGAAATGTTGAAGGTTATAGAAACTACGACAAGTCTGAGTTTACTAGTCCTACTCAACTATTAGATGGTAATGAAGATCAGTTGAAGACTGTATACGAAGGTATGCATGACTTAACAGAGTTTACCAATCCAAAGAACTATAAGACATATGATGAACTTAAAACTAAGTTGATGAGAGTTCTTGGTGAGGAAGCTACAGCTGGTGCTTACACCGTTAAGGAAGAGATTCAAATTAATGAACCTGTTCCAGCCATTGAACCGGTTTCTGCCGCTGAAATGGATGATGAGGCTCAGGATACTATGTCTTACTTTGCAAAGTTAGCAAAAGAAGACTAATTACATTATACCTGCAGCTACAAGATAAGGGTCTGCGGTGTCTACACCGGGGCCCTTATTCATTAGTGTAGTACCTCCAACCTTTACACTACGATCAGAAGCGTCGACGTTTCCTCCAGTGTTAACACTTACATTACCACCAGTTCCTCCGCCACTTGTTCCAGATCCACTTGATAAAGTTGGTGGTTCAACACTCCCTGGTTTTACGGTAGTCTTTCCAAGTACAAAGTTAACTTTTTCTACCGTTTCTACGAGTTTGTCTATATTAAGATTTGGATTTAAGATACCACCTGAACCTTTTGGTCCAAAGTCTACTTCTTTCATACCATCAAAATAACCTGATCCAGCCTTACCACCATTAGCCATAACATTAAGTAAGTCATAACTTGATGATAGACTACTCGCTATATTTTGTATACTTCTTTTAAAGTTTGTTACTTTTAAATTTTGTAATGACTCAAATGACTTTCCAAAATTAACGAGAGCATTTCCCATTAAGTCTAAGCTCTTTATCATTTGTACGTCTAAGTCTTTTAATGGTGATAAAGAATCTACTATTGCAGCTATCTGACCTTTTCTTCTCTTATCTTGGTTAGCCTCCATGTTAGTGCCAAACAAAAAGTTAATTACTTTTGTAGCACCTTCCATTATACTATCAGTTATAGCACCTAGGCCAGCCGATCCAAAAAACTTTAACATCGCAGGTCCTACACCAGACAATGCACTTACTTTATCTCCAATATTCGAATCGAGTTTTCCAAGTTCACCTAGAGCTTCTGCCATATTCTTCATAATGACTTTAAGGCCGCCTCCAGTTACTCCCATCTTGTTGAAGAGATCACCTACACCAGCCAAAGCTCCGAAGAAGCCAGCTACACCAGCACCAATCAATGTCATACCAATTGAAGCCATACCAGCTAATGGCGCACCAAATAATCCTAGTGCAGCGCCAGTTCCCATGAATGCACCTAGTGCTTTTAAACTATCTGGTGAAAAAGCATTAAGCGCTTCTGCTACGTTCTTCATCATGGTCGTAATAGCAGAACCATCTACGTTTAGTAATTGAGTTAGCTTATCACCTACACCTAAAGCTGTAAAGAATCCAGCGATACCAGCTCCAATAGCTGTAATTCCAACGGCCGCTTTTGCCGCCTTACCTACACCAAATAAAGCTGCAAGCGCTCCACCACCTGCCATAAGACCACCAAGCTTTACCAAACCTTCATTTGAAAGAGAACCTAATGCCTCACCAAAATTCTTTAAGAACGCAGATATATTCTTTCCACCGCCACTATCCATCATTTCCATAGCTTTATCAGATGCGGCTAAAGCCGTAAAGAAACCAGCTATTCCAGCTCCCATAAGAGCTATTCCTGCTCCAGCACTAAATCCCTTACCAAGTGCTCCAAATATAGCACCGGTCGCTAGAACCGCGCCAATGGCCTTCAGACCATTACCACCAAGACCTTCAAGGCCTTCACCTAAGTTAATCAATAATTTTTTAAGATTGTCACCACCACCAAACTTTTGCATGATAGCTTCGGCTCCAGCAAGTCCCATAAAGAAAGCGCCAACACCTGCACCTGCCGCTCCTATACCAATTCCTGCTCCACCAAGTATTGCTCCTAGACCTTTACCACCTAAGAAACCACCAAGGCCTGACATGATACCACCGCCACCAGATTTTTTACCACCTCTGGCTTGTGCTGCTGCAGCGGTATTGGATCCTTTTTCTCTGCCTTCTTCTAGTTTTCTTCTAGCTTCATTGGCAAAATAAGCACCAAACATGTTTTCAAGACCGGCGATACCAGCATTGATATCGACATTAGTCTGGTTGTTTTCTTTAAGCTGTTCAATTACGTCTACTAGTCTAGCCATTTCCCTGTCTCTGTTTTAGTTCTTCTTCTTTAATTAAGTCAACTAACATTCCAACATATACTTCTTTTTCCCACGGTATCAAATTGTCTATCTCACTAAGCGAATACTTATGGTGTTGCATTAAATCAAAATTTGTTTTATAATACGCATGCAACGACGTATGAGATAGACTAATTATAAAAAACTTTGCAGGCCCTCCAACACTACGGTGTTTTTCTTCTTACATTTACCACATTCATAATTTACGTCATAAGTAAGTTTTGGAATCTTTTCAACGTATTCCCTAACCTTACCAAACTGTTCTTGAGTCATAGACTCTAAAAATTCTTGAAACTCTTCGTGAGAAGTTTCATTCATATCGATTCTTTCTTCATCTGTCATTACAGACATAACTGATTCTTTAATCAAAGCAAAAGCCTGTTCAGTCTTGTCAAATCCAATTGCCTTTTCGTTTTTCATCATAGACATAAAAGTCGGGTGCTGCATTTCTAGCACTATATTATCTGTGATCTTAACTTCATTACTATCGGTCTGACCTTTCATTTCAATCTTACTTAAATCGATAGTTACTTCTGTCTCATGTTGATCTTCGCACTTATCACATTTAAGTAATACTTTAGTTGTCTCACCAACTGACTTTGCTCTTATCTGTAAGAACAAGTACTCTATATCGTAGCCAGTTAGTTTTTTAGTATCTACTTCATCTAAGATACAAGCTGTTACAGCATCTAGCATAGCCATAGCAATTTGTTGAGGATCTTGAGATTCTAAAGCAATCAACATAACTTTTTCTTCTTTGACAAGAAAAGGTCTTACTGATACTTTTTTATTTAATGATGGTACCAAGATTTGATACTTAGGTACGTTATTTAGTTTTGGCAGTGCCATTTCATTTCACTCCTTAAAATAATGAGATTCCACCAAGAGGTGTTTGTATGTCCATATTAATAAAGTTCTGCACTCCACTGGCAACTCTCCAGTTAGTATATGCAAATGTAACGGTCAATTGGACTAGACCGTCAAGTTCGTTATTTAAGTCTACCTGACTAGTATTTATTGGAAAAGCATCGATCAAATCTACGCTGTAAACTGAACCGCCTCCAAGTCCAAGGTTAAACCTAATAGGTCCTAGTTGTTTACTAAATCCTTTCAATGGTTGCCTTAATTGATGGATTTGTACTGTCCTTGCGTATTCTTTCTTATAATTAGATTCCATACCGGTCTCATTTATTACTGATGAGCGCCAGTTATCAAAATATTTTTTAACTCCATAGTCATTCATAAGATAAAAAGTCATAGACACGTCGTCTACAGCATAGCCATAAGCCATCTTTTGAAACTCCATACCTATTCGTCTTTCGTTAGTTATGATAGTTTTTGCTGGTAAGCTGGCGTTGCTGCAAAGTATGTTAATGTTTCTAGTACTTTCACCAGCAAAAGTTCCGGGCAAAGTAACTAGAAATTTATTGTTTCTCGCAAAACCTAATTTAACCGAGGCTAAAGCTTTTAATTCATCTACACTAGTTGCCATTAGCAGCTCTCCTAGAATCAGAGTATATACTTCCTGCACTAGACTTTTTCCATGACGCGGTTGGAAGAAACGTAGCGATTTCCCATTCAGGCGCAGGCACTTCAGCAAATTTTGATTTTACATGACTAAGTAAGTAATGTTTAAAGCAAGGCTTAAAATATCTAAACTTTCGAGTGCCACTCAATAAACTATATGTCAATCTAAATTTGGTAGTGTTATCGTATTTTTTGTTATTAGTTATTTCTAGCAATCCATCTAAAAATTTAGCTCTTAATATAGGAGGAAGATAATGTAAGTTAACTCCATAGAATCCACCTTTAGCTGGTTCTACTGGAATTGTAAGTGGAAATGTATCGTAGTATGGCAGTTTATCTTTTGTCTTTGGATCGTAAAAAAACATAAACATTCCACCATAACTATGAGTACGAACTTGTTCTAATTCATCTTCTCTCATAAGCTGTTCACGATTTATTCTTGTTAGCCTTTGGATTCTTTTACGAAACCACTCTCGAGATTCAGCTGTACGTGGTGTGATACCAGCTCTAAATGCTTCTAGTTCTAGTTTTTGAAAGAGATTGCTCATACTTCTATTTATAACTATTTTTTGCGCTTTTTACGCCTGAATTGTTTTAATGGCCTATATGTACCTTTGAGCTTTCCAGGGACTGGTTTTTGCATAAGTTTCATTTCTTGTAAAGTTTTTTCAGTCCATATTTGAAACTCCCATCCCCTATCTTTAGCAAATTCATTTGCGGCTTCCCACTTATTCATATTTTTTATATATGTTAAACCTTCACTTATGTACTGCTTAGTCTTTCTTTTACCTTCAGGTGGTCGTGTTTCTTTTTCTGGTTTTATCTCTACTAAGAGAGTTTTATCATCAAATACTATTTTCATGTCAACAAAATATCTGTGGTATTTCTTATCAACTTCATAAAAATACGGCACTATAACTTCTTCAGAACTCCAATTTCTTACCTTTGGATTATTATCGCACCACTGAAATACGGCCTTCTCCCATAAAGACCTATATACTACTTTAGAGGCATCACCTTTGTACTTTTGTCTGTTCTTAACCTTATATAAGCCTGAATAAACCATGATTTTCGTTATAAATAGAAAAATAATACTTAACTATATCTATAAGGAAAAAAAATATGCCAATGCTAGATTTTCCGGGAGCTAAGCTACAAAAGCTAGGTCCAAGTGGAGAAAAGATAGTTGCCAACGCCGTACCAGGGTTAGATGCTTTTGGTGGTGAAGGTCCTAAAATTAAAAACGTTCTATCTACCGCCACTTCAACAGTAGGTAATGAACTTTTAGCTTTTGCTCAATCATTACAAGGTCATGGTGAAGACTTAAAATATCCACTGGAAACTGGTAATCCAGCTTATCAGTCACGAGTAAAATTTCAAGTTTTTGAATTTAGAGCAAAGCAAGATGGTGTTACACAGAAATCTCATGTTAAACAACCGACTGACAATCTTGCTACCTCAGCAGGATCAGTAGATGGTATTGAACATGCTGAAGAATTTGCTGGATTAGGACCAGCAACTACGGCCTCTCAGAGTTTAAAAAGGCCAATGACACCTGATGAGGAAGATGAAGCATTGGAAGTAGCCGAAAGAGGTCTAGCACTTCAAACCGAAAAAGCTACGGCTGGAGCCTCAGCTGTAGAAGACTCTGTAACTGATACGGCCATAGGTAAAGCTGCCATAGCTGCAGTGTCGGGTGGATTAGACTTTCAACTTAAAAGAGACGAGCCAATCGTTGATCTGTATATGCCAATTTCTTTTAATTATGCTGATGGTGTACAATATGAAAACGCAAGTTTAGGAGCTTCAGGTGCTGTTTCGGAGGCTTTGATTAACGCAGGAGCTGATGTTGCTATGGGAGCCGGACAAGCAGTGGCGAACTTATACAACGACGCCAAAGGTAGTTTCTTTGATCTACTAGACGGAAATATTGATCTAGCTTCTGACGCTTCGAGGTTTGGATTACAAAGAATAAACGAAATATTTAATCCAGTTACTGGAATCAAAAATGCTGTCACAGGCGCAACAAGAATGATTATCAATCCAAACGTAAGAGCTTTATTTAGAGGTGTTAATCTACGAGAATTTGCGTTTCAATTTAAGTTCATTGCTGACTCTGCACAAGAAGCAGAACAAGTACGTAAGATAATCAAACACTTTAGAAAACAATTATATCCAGATACGTTTGGTGCATCATTTAATGTCGGTGGAACTACAGTAAATGCAGACGTTGGATTTAAGTTTCCACACGTATTTCAGATAAGTTTTCATCATAGAGGAAGTAGAAACTTAAAACTTCCAAAATTTAAGTATTGTTATTTAAGAAATGTCAATCACACTATTAATCCAACAGGTGGAGCATTACGTAGAGATGGACAGCCAAACGAAATAGATCTTACACTTAGCTTTGTAGAGTATAAGACACTAACAAAACAAGATATCGAACAAGGATTCTAATATGCTTTATTTTGAAGACTTTAAAACTTTACTATATAACTTTGGAAATGAAGTTGATCCAGTAGTATTTCAAGATATATCTAAGTACGCAGATGTAGTGGATCAGATTAAAGATAATCTAACGTTTTTTAATCTGCATTTTGTACAAGAAGGTTTCAGACCAGATCAAGTTTCAATACAACTGTATGGTACACCACTTTATTACTGGACTTTTTATCTTCTCAATGATGATATTAGGCAGCAAGGTTGGCCATTAATCAGAGGCGAACTTGAAACATACACTAAAAAATTATTTCCAAACACGGTCTTAACTACAAGAAATGATATCGCATCAAAACTTAAAGTAGGACAAATTGCAACTGGAGTATCTTCTGGTGCAAGTGGTAAGATTATAAGAAGAAATCTTAATCTTGGCCAAATAGTAGTAGAAGGAACTGTAGGATTCAGAATTGGTGGAGAAAATATTAACTCAACAAATGCTGCTGGAGATCTTGAAACTATATTTGCGGTTTCTAGTGCAAATGAATATCAATCAGAGTCTCATTACATCGATGGAAGTGGAACAATAGTAGATATAGATCCGCACGTAGGCCCGGGCGCGCTTCTCACTGGTAAAACTTTTGAAGAAGTATATTTTGATGTCAATGAGAGTTTACGTACTATAAAAATTATCAAGCCATCACTAATGAGCACAGTAATATCAGGTTATAAAAAAGCGATAAAGTCATAAAATGTCAAACACAGCATTAGCTCAACAACAAACTGACTTTCAAATTATAAGTGCAGTTATTTCGAGTGATAGAAGTCCGGTAGGAATTGATATCGCAAAAGTCATAAGTGACTTTGTAATTTATGAACATATAGAAAAGGCGTATCTTACGGCTAGATTTGTATTTTACGATCAAGAAAATATAGTTCAAGATATGGACTTTCAAGGTGGAGAAAAATTAACACTTACACTACAACACTCTGAAGAAAGAATTACAGGAAACGATATAGAAAAAGTATTTCTTATCGATAAGATTGATAACATATTTAAAGTGGACGAGAGAAATGAATCAGTTGTTATACACTGTATTGAATATCATGCTTTTGAATCTGCCGCTCAAAATATAAGTAAGTCATATTCCGGAGCTCCTTCGAAGATTATTAAAAAGATATTAAACGAATATTTAGATAAAGAATTACTCATAGATGATGTTGATGCTATAAATGATCTTAAAGTAATAATACCAAATTTAGATCCAATTGAAGCTTGTAACTGGCTGAAAAAAAGAGTCTTATCTCAATCTGGTCTTCCTTTTTATCTTTATTCTGCTTTAGGCGTAAATAACTTGGTACTAAAAAGTTTAGATAAGATGTTAACACAAACACCACTTAATTTAAATACACCCTACATATATGCACCGAGTGTAACCTCTAACGATGCAGGTAGTCAAAAATATTATCTTATAGAAAACTATGAATATAATAGTGGAGAAAAATTAATGCCATTAGTAATGGAAGGATTAGTAGGAGCTGAATATCAATTTTTTAATACAATGACAGGAACTCCTACTAAGATTCATTTTGACGTTGATGAAGATCTATTTAGTCCACTGGTAGTAGACAATAAATTAGGCGCTCAAAATACAAGATATAACTATGCACCTGGGTATAAAATTAAAGATAAGCCATTGAGCCAACTTGACTCTAGATCGATAACTCAAATATCATCGTCTGGAGCGTACAAGCAACTTCAAGGTAGTTTTAAAAGTTATAACGATGAATCGGCATCTGGACAACATAGAAGAAAAGCCATTGGTGCTGCAGTAAAGAAATTTGTAACTAAGACTCCATTAAGAATTACTGTATCAGGCCGAGAGTTTTTAACTGGAGATGAAAACTATACCATTGGTAAAACAATACGAGTCTTGTTCTTAGATAACACGCAAGAATCTGGAGAACAAAGACCAAAATACGATCAAAAAAAATCAGGTGATTACATTATATTTGCCACTGAACATATATTTAAAACAGAAAGATATGACGTGAACTTGTTACTTGGTAAAGTAGCTTCTGTCGGAGAGGAGCCAATTACATGAGTTTTTATGGTGATCAAACTCGATGGTTTGTTGGCACGGTTGTTGATGTCAATGATCCACTTAAACTAGATAGAGTGCGAGTTAGAATACACGGTGTTCATTCGTCTAATACAGTTGATATTCCTAACCAAGATTTACCATGGGCGCAGGTTAACATACCAGTTACTGAAGATGGAAGTTCTGGATTAGGTGCAAATTGTAATTTGAAGAATAGAGCACAAGTCTTCGGTATATTTTTAGACGGCAAAAATTCTCAACTTCCTCTAGTCTTAGGTTCAATACCTAAAATAGAATTAGATGACAATGAATTATCTGAACAATTAGATAAGGCTGATTCTTTAATAGATATACAAATAACAGGAAATACTAATACTGAAAAAGCTTTTAATTTTTTCGTTTCAGAAGCTGGTGGTGGATTTACAGAGAAACAAGCTTGTGGAATGATTGGTAATTTTATGGTAGAATCTGGTGCAAATGCTAATAATGGAGACTTAAATCCTTCAGCCAGATCTGGATTCGAAGATGAAAATAGTTTTGGAATCGCGCAATGGAATCCAGCAAAGGCAGCTGGAAATAGGTTTGGTCAATTAGTAGATTTTGCTAATCAAAGAAATTTAAATTATAGAGATATAGAAACACAACTTAAGTTTGTAAAGTTCGAACTAGAAACTACACCATACTTAGGTCTTGGTAAATTAAGAAAAACAAAAACAGTAAAAGAAGCAACTATAGTGTTTCAAGATAAGTATGAAAGACCAAATAAAGATTTAGCTCATACTAACCAAAGAGTAGCTTTTGCTAATGAGGTCTATAAAAAATTAGGTATAGGAGCAACGACGTAAATGGCGATTGAAGAAGGAAGAGGCAGATCGGTACAAATTCCGAACGACGTTAACGTTTTAGAAATCATACAAGTTACTGTATTTCAAAATCAAAGTTCTATCGGAAAAAGACTCTTTACTGGTCAATTTACTTTTAGCAATAATAAGGTAACTGTAAAAACAAAGAAGCCACAGTTTAAAATAAAAGTTGAATACGAAAAATCTGTATCTCGAGAAGAGTTTCAACAGTCAGTTCCTCCTGAGTTATTCAATGCGGTAACTAATATTGAGGCACAGATAAAACCTCAAATGTTAGCAACCGCTGAAAATGTAAAAGCCGAAAGAAGTTTACTTGAAGGTGCACCTATTAATAATATGGGCGAATCACTAGCAGGTATAAAAAGCTTGTTTGCAGGTGGAAAGCCTATAAAAGCTTTTAGAAAAAAAGCAGCACCGAGTGTATTGGAAGAAAATGCTGGTGAAGGCATTGGTGTAGTAACAAATGCACTAGCTAATGAAACTAAAACTTTATTTGGAGATACTGGAATACAACCAAAAGCTTTTCTAAAATCAGTAGTTGCAGATGGAAGTGCAAAAGCTCAACTTAGAACTTTTCAAAAAAATTTAAATCTTAAACCAGAAAAAGCGAGACAGATATTAACTAAATTCAAACCAGCAACTGATAAACTATCAGCGTCAACTGGTAATATCTTAGAAAAAGCAATGCAAAATTTTCAATCTGGTAGAAGTCCACAAAAACAAATAACAACACAAACTCAAAAAACTATAAAAGAAAAAACTAGTGAAATATTTAATCAAGGTGATCCATTGAGTTCAGATATTTTTGGTAAAATATCGAAAGCGGCTGGAAGAAGTGGAACTAATATTCAAGCTGCTTTGGCCGCAGTAAAAACAAAAGGTGTAAAGCCTATCAATCCACTTAATGGTTTGCCAGATATTTCAGGTGACATTAAGAATAAGTTTGGTGCTTTAGCCCCAGGAGCTGTAGTTCCAGAAGGATTTAAAGAGCCACCAAATTTTATTGAAGGATTAGATTTTAAGACTGGAAAACCTAACTTTGATACTAATCTATCTAAGTTGATTGGTAAAAGTGAACTTACTGCTGACGCGATAACACCATCTTTTATTAAAGATCTACAACAGCATGCTGGTGGTTTTACTGGACTTACAACACCAAGTGATTATGCTTTTGAAGTTATTGATGGATTTAATGAATTAAAAACAGACTTTGAAAATTCTCAAAGAGGAAAAGAAGATACAAAAAGATCTATAAGAACATTAGTTATAGGCTGGACTGCAAAAGTTTGGGGAGGACCAAAAGAAGTAAACGCGAAAAGATTACATGAATTATCCATTGAAGCTCAAAAGAACGCACTTGTAAAAGAATTTCAAAGTCAAGGTAATTCTGCTAGTGATGCTGTTAAAAAAGCAGATACAAAGATGAAGAATAAACCATTTGATTTTGGATTACAAGCTCATTATGTTATTCTTACAAATGGATCTATACAAAGAGGAAGACCTATAGACCTTACTAGATCTGAAACTATGTTTGATTTAGACGGTGTTCAACTTACTATTGTAGCTTCGGAAAAGCATCCGGTTAACGCAGATCAACAAAGAGCGTTGGAAAACTTTACAAAATTATTTTATGAATCTTTTGAAGGTGCTAACGTGTTTGGAGATTACGAGTATGATTTAAGATACTTAGGTCCTGGGATAGATGTTGAAGCTCTTAGAGAAAAGTTTAGTAAAGTAAATAATGTAGAGGACCCAACAAAAATAACTTCGTCACCTACTAAAAAAGAAGCTGCGTTTATCAAACCAAAGAAACTAGCAAAGCCAGCAGAAACTGCTTTTAATTCAAAGCGTAAATTTAGCTTTGATAAAGTGGCTCAAGACTTTGATAAGATTAATCAAGTCGATGGCACTAAGATACAAAAAGACTTAGATGCGGCTATAGGTGAGATGAATACAGGCCTTGATAAAATTTCTAGTGATGACTTTGACTTACAAGCCGAAATAGAAAAAGCTAAAAATGCTCAGAATGGTTCTATTGGTAAGTTTAATTCTGATAATATCATCAAAAATAAAACAGCTGCCATCGATAAAGCTGCTGGAGCTTTTAATAGAAATATAAAAGACGTTGCAGGTAATAACAAAATAGCTAACACTATAGCAAACAAATTAGGATTTTTAAGATAATGACAGAAATATTCGAAAATTTAGATCAAAATGTAAATCCAGCTAAATTAAGAGAATTAGAAAATGCTCAGCATGGCTATGAAGATCCTGAAGGTGTGTTTCCTAAGCCTGAATATCTTCAAGGATCTGGAGTAAACGACAAAGCAAGAGGCTCTAAAAGAACTAATGTATATTTAGGTGGAAGTGTTTCAGGTTTAGATTTAGAACTTGAATCTGAACCAGTGTCTGTATATCCAAACAATCAAGTTAAAGAAACAGCTTCTGGCCATATTATTGAATATGATGATACACCAAATGCTCAAAGAGTCATGATACGCCATAGAACAGGATCAGGCGTAGAGATGAGAGCAGATGGAACTGTCATTTATAGTTCTACAAAAAATACAGTAAGAGTTACTGCAGAAGACGAGAAAGTTATCGTAGATGGTGATGGTGAACTTCACTATAATGGTAACCTTAAATTAAAAGTTGCCGGAGATTTTGACATTGAAGTTGGTGGTGACTTCAATATAAAAACTGACGGTGATTTAGAACAGACAGTAAAAAGAGGATTTATTCAAGAGATTGCTGGAAATCAAGAAATTGAAATTGTTGGTAGCAAAACTGAACAAATTGCCGGTACTAAATCAGAAGTAATACTTGGAGATAGATTTGAAACTATTAAAGGTAACGTAACACAGATAGTTGGATCTAACGTAACTCAAACTTACGGTGATACTTTAATCCTTACAGCAGAAAACGAAATAACACTTTCAACAAGAAGTGCTAATATCGCTTCTTCTTCTCTGTTAGTGGCAGGAGACAGTGGAACTATTGGTGGAGAAGAAATGGTAGTATACGGAAAGACCGCTCATATTCCAAGAATTAACTCAACTGAAATGACTTCAACAACTTTTAGAGGCGATTTAGTTGGTACAGCCACTCAAGCAATTGATGCCAATCAATCGGCAAAAGCTTTAGTTGCAACTTCATTAGGTGCAGGTGCTGGTACTGGTGGACATAGCGCAACTGATACTACAGCGACAAATAAGAATACTGTTCAAGTTACAAATGCTGTAGCTCAAGCTATATTAAACAATTCTCCAAAAGGGATAAGAAGAGTTGACGTTGATGATGGTAATTTCTTAAAAGATAAAATTGATCAAACTACAAATTATGGTGGCGTGTCAAAAACCTTGCTCACAACTAGAGAAGCAAGATCAAAGTTAAGGGACGCTAATAATTTAAATAATGAAGAGTTTATTGGAGCAATTTTATCTGAAGGTATAATATCTCCTGGGTTTGCTAACATAGCTCCTGGGAAAACTGGAAGAATAATTGGTAGTGAAAAGTCGCCTATGAGACCAGATCAACCGGTCGGTAGAGCAGCTACTACTTCAAAGTTATTTACATAATTAGGTAAACGAATGGCAAAAACATATAAGACTACATACTTTCCTGATCCAAAGTTTAATCCTTTGTTTCAAGAAGAGATAACTAGCAGAACTAGATTAGCGCCTGGGATTACTATGGCTACTTTTTTAGGAGGTCTTGGTGATCCAGTTACATTGACTCATATAATTGAAGATGACGATAGAATGCGATTAGCAAAACAATATGTGTTACAAGCTCGGGCTATGAAGGTAGTTAACTCTGCTACTTGTAGTAGAGAGTTTGCTAATCATAGATTGCAAGTCGTCGAAGGCTTATACCGGGCTGAGCCGGGTGAGACTCTTGATGTCAGTGATGGAATAAATTATTTAATGTCAAGAGGCCGTGCAGTAGTCTATGAACTCATAGACGAAAATGGTCAAGTAGATAATGAAAAAACATTTGACTTAGCAATATATCTTAAAAACTTATTACAGTTTGATAAGTTAATATTAGATTACGATATCTATAATCCTGATGGAAGTTTAAACGTTCAGTTGATATTGGTGATGCCAGAGATTATTCCTCCATGGACAGTAACTTATCAAAATGAAGTTGAAACCAGATTTAATAATTACGTGCAGTCTACTAACGAACTAATGGAAATTTTAGATCCAAACGAAGAAATTTCGTTATAAATAGACAATAAAGGAAATATAATGCCAGCAAGAGCTTTTTCAATAGAAGATGGAAATCTTGGTAATAAAACCATAACTACGGCCAGAACCGTAGGTTATCAAGATATAGACCTGTCATTTACAAAGAAGCCTTCTGGAGATATTTTTAAAAAGAGTAACGCAGCGGCAGTAAAACAAGCTGTAAGAAATTTGTTACTTACAAATTTTGCAGAGAAACCTTTCTTGCCGAGATATGGTGGTGATTTAAATTCAATGCTTTTTAGATTAAGCACTGATATTGATGATGATTCGCTAGAAGAGAGAATAATAAAGTCAATAGAAGACTTCGAACCTAGGGCAAAAGTACTTAACATAAATAGTATCATAAGTCCAGACGAGAACGAAGTAAAAGTTACGGTGTTCTTTCAAGTTGTTAATACAGCTCAACAGGTGCAAGTGGAAGTTTCTTTAACGAGGTTAAGATAAATGGCAACAACAATTAAATCAACTCAATTAGATTTTGATACTATCAAAACTAAACTTAAAGACTTTCTTAAACAAAAAACAGAATTTGCTGATTACGATTTTGAAGCTTCTGGACTAAGTAATGTACTAGACGTTTTAGCTTATAACACACATTTCAATGGTCTTATTGGTAACTTTGCCTTAAATGAAAGCTTTTTAAATACAGCACAGCTTCGAAGTTCAATAGTTTCTCATGCTGAAGCTTTAGGATATGTTCCAAGATCTTACTCGTCTGCTCAAGCTAAACTTAACTTATCTCTTTCTGTGGCTTCGTCAACTAGACCAACTGCAATCACACTGCCAAGAAACACGCAGTTTACAACTTCAGTTGATGATGTTTCTTATACGTTTCAAACTCGAGAAAATTTTACGGCTTTAGATGATGGAGCAGGACTTTATCAGTTCTTAGATGGAAATGGTCAAACTGGTATTCCAGTATTCGAAGGACAAGAAAAAACAAAGACTTTCTTTGTTGGTGAAACTGGTGATTCACAAATTTACGTTATTCCAGATGTTACAATGGACACCACTACTATCAGAGTAAGAGTGTTTGCGACTGCATCATCAACGGCTTTTGATACTTATACTAATATTAATCAAGCGATAAGAATAACAAATACTTCTACACTCTTTCAAATAAAAGAAGTTCCAAATGGCTACTTTGAAGTAATATTTGGAGATGGTATATCTACTGGAAAAGCCCCAGAAGCTGGAAATAAAATTGTAATTGATTATCTATCTACTAAAGCTACAGCCGCTAACGGAGCTTCTTCGTTCTCGCCTACAACTACTATCACCGTAGATGGATCACCAATTAATTTAACTACCGTTACTGAAAGTAACGCATCAGGCGGAGCGTTTAAAGAAAGTATAGAATCAATAAGACAAAATGCTCCTATATCTTTCACGGCCCAAAGAAGACTCGTTACTGCAGAAGACTATACTGCTCAAATTTTGGCAAACTACGGTTCGTTCTTAGATGACGTAACTTCATTTGGCGGAGCTGATAATCAACCTCCTCAGTTTGGAAAAGTATTTGTTGGACTTAAGTTTAAATCCAATATCGCTGATGACACTCAACAGAACGTTAAAGATACTATAAGAACAGAACTTACAGATAACTTAGCCATAATGTCTATCGATACAGTTTTTGTCGATCCTATAACTACAAATGTTCAAATAAATACTACTTTTAACTTAGATCCAGACTTAACGAGTTCTACGTCTAAAACAGTTGAAAATCTAGTTCAAACGACTATTAATAACTTCTTCTCTACTAACTTAAATAAGTTTAACAAAGTGTTTAGAAGATCTAACTTATTAACTCAACTAGACGCTTTGGACGAAGCTATTCTTAACTCTAAGATGGATGTAAAACTTAATCAAACTTTTACTCCATCGGTAGGAGAAACACTTCAATATACTGTTAACTTTCCAGTGGCCATAGCCACGCCAGATGATGTTAATCATACTTTGACTACTTCAAGATTTACTTTAAATGGGCAAACTTGTACCATTAAAAATCTTTTAAAGTCTACTAAATTACAAGTTTTTAATAATGATGGTGACGTTGTTGTAGATAATATAGGCTCATACGTAGGTGCTACTGGTACTGTTACTTTTACAGGATTTAATCCTTCTGCATTTGAAGGCTCTGGCATAAGAGTAGATATTACTCCAGCAAATCAAAATACAATAAGACCTCTACGTAATTATATTCTAGATATTGATAGAACATTATCAACTTCTAAAGCTCAACTAGATTTTCAGAATACGCAGGTAACATTATAATATGTCGCAAAATCCACATCTTAATAGAAGACCTAGAAGTTTTCAAGTAAGAAAAGTTAGAGAATCTCTTCCGGAGTATTTTACTGCTGATTTTCCAAAGCTCGTATCTTTCTTAGAAAATTATTATGAGTTTATGGATTCTGATGGTCCTCATGGATTTGGAGAAGACAATAGAAGACTATTTGACACGCGTGACATACATGCGACGCAGACTCAGTTTTTAAACAATCTTGTATCAGAAATTGCTGGTGGCTTAAAAACTGGTGAAAACTTTTCTGACGTAAGATTTGCTCTTACAAGACTTGCTCAATTTGCTCAACATAAAGGAAGTAGATTTTCTATTGAAGAGTTTTTTAGATTATTCTTTCAACAAGCTGCAGAAGTTGAATATCCTAAGAGACAGATATTTACGGTTGGAGAATCAGAGATTGGTACGGAATCTCTAAAATTTATACAAAATGCTGAATTGTACCAGATCTTTTCGCTACTTATTAAAGTAGGTATAGATACTTCTCAGTGGAGTGAGTTATATAAAAAGTTTGTACATCCTGCAGGATTTTTCTTTGCAGGAGAAGTTATAGTTGAAAGAGAAGCAAGTTTAAGTCTTTCTGCTCCGTTAGTTGTATTAGATTCAGCTGTTGGACCGATATTGACTTCTGAAGCTTTATTATCTCCGGTTTCATCGTTTACTCAGATGACTGGATTAATTGATTCAGATGCTACAACATTTAGAGTAGGCTTAGACCAAATTGTAAGTGTATATCAAAATCTTTCGGCTCAACAAATTGATAAATTTTATTCTAATACTGCACAACTTATTGGAGTTAACTCGTTCAAGTTTGATGATAGTGACATCGGAGACAGCGCAGGTGCAGCAAGACCTGACTTCTCGCTAACTACAGAGACTATGGACAATGAAATGTTCACTAGATACACCAGTGATTCATCTTTCTAGTATAAATAGAACAATATATCAGGAATTAAAATGACTAGGCAAAACATTAATATTGGTAGTTCAGCAAATGACGGTACAGGAGATACTCTTCGTACTGCTGGAACTAAAATAAATCAAAATTTAATAGAACTATATACCAGACTTGGTGGAGACAGCGCTACGCTTTCAACCGGAGTATCGTTTACAGATAGTGCGGTTGTTTTTGAAGGAGCTTCCATAGATTCTCATGAAACGTTCTTGATAGCTACAGATCCTACAGCCGATAGAACGATAAGTCTACCAAATGCCACTGGTACTATAGTGTTAAAAGATACCACTGACACATTAACGAATAAGACGTTAACTGCACCAATTATATCAACTATTTCAAATACTGGTACGATTACGTTACCAACTTCTACTGACACATTAGTAGGAAGAGCTACAGCAGACACTTTAACAAATAAAACCTTAACGTCACCTACAATTTATAGGCCTAAGATTCAGCAATCAATAATTGATTCAGCTGGAGCCACTATGATCAACCTAACTTCTACTTCAAGTGCTGTTAATAATTTAAAGATAACTAACCAAGTGTCTGGAAGTAATCCAACAGTTCAAGCTGAAGGAGCTGATACAAATATTAACTTAAAACTAAACGGGCAAGGAAAAGGTTCTGTAGAAGTATCTAAACTTGCTTATACTTCTGCCACAGAAACGGCAGATGGAGCGGTAGATTCTGCAGCCTCTCTTATTATTTGTAATAAGTCTGGCTCGCTTGCATTAGCTTTAGGCCCAGGAACTACTGCAGGAGAATTTAAAATTTTTACAAACATTGGAACCGGTACCGCAACAGTTACTCCGCATCCTTTTGCTCAAGGTACCTCTTTTGATGTAACACAGAATAATGCAACACAGTGTATATGGAATGGAACCAGCTGGTTTATGCTAGCAGGCGCGGATTCAGCCGGCACTGGTGTAACAATTACGTAGAGATAAAAAATGACAGCAATTATTACAGATCCTCTAAAAAGACAATTAACTCAAACTATTTTTAACGAGGTTACAGCTCAAACTGCTAGATACTACATCGGAATTGGTAGGTCGGAAGCGTGGGACAGTGCGGAGACTGTTCCAACTCCAATAGATAATCCAAGATCTATTAGAAATGCTCGAGCATCTATGCAGTCTATAAAAACAGCAGGAGACGTTACATTTACTATTCCTAGATATAACTGGTCTTCAGGCGCAATATATAATGGTTATGACGATAATCTTACAGAGATTCCAGCTACAAATCAATATTACGTTCTTACAGAAGATAACCAAGTTTATATAGTACTTCAAGGTGGTAAAGATGCTAATGGTAATTCTACTGCTTCTACAGTAAAACCAACTGGAACTTCTGTAAAACCATTTAAAACTGCAGATGGTTATGTATGGAAATTTTTATTTGCTCTTAGCGCAACAAGAGCAAGTAAGTTCTTATCAGCAAACTTTGTACCAGTAGAAAAAATATTAGATTCTGCCGGTGGTGCAGGATTAAGTTCTTTAGAGGCACAACAGGCATCTGTTCAAGATGCTGCGTCAGCTGGTCAGATTATTGGAATCAACGTAACTGCAGGAGGAAGTGGCTATACTTCACCTCCAACTGTAACAATTGACGGAGATGGAAAAGCCGCGGCTGCCACAGCAACTGTTTCTGGTGGAGCAGTGGTAAAAATTGAATTAGACTCAAGCGCAGACAGTGCTATAACCATGGGACACGGATATAATTTTGCTAGCGTGTCTATAACTGGCGGCGGTGGTGCTGGTGCAGTAGCACGAGCAATCATTGGACCAGATAGCGGGATGGGCGCTGACTGTAGAAACGAACTTAAAGCTACTTCTCTTATGTTTAATACAAAACCAGCAGGAACAGAAACAGGAGATTTTGTAGTAGGTAATGATTTTAGACAAATCGTACTTATGAGAAATCCAAGAAAAGGAACTGTAGATTCTGACTTTACGGCAGCTACTGGTAGAGTATTAAAGTTTTTACAAGTAACGAGCAACACAGACGCTGCAAACTTTACTGTTGACACTGAAATAACAGGTGGTTCAACTGGAGCTAAAGCTTATGTTGATGATATAGACAGTGATAAAGTATACTATCACCAATCAGAAGAGACTGGATTTAAACCTTTTCAAGAAGGCGAAGCTATATCTGGTGGTGGTAACTCGGCAAACTTAGTAGCAGTTGGTGTAGATGCAGACAGTGATGCATTTACAAGAGATGATGTCTTAAATACTAGTGGAGAGATATTATACATAGAAAATAGAGCACCAGTAGTACGAGCGTCTAATCAAACAGAAGATATAAAAATTGTAGTAACACTATAAGGCGAAAATAATGGCGACAAATCTTACTAATACAACCTTTGCTACTACCTATAAAGATGATTTTGCGGACAGTGATAACTTTCACAGAATACTTTTTAATTCAGGTAGAGCACTTCAGGCAAGAGAACTAACTCAAAGCCAAACTATCATGCAAAGAGAGATGCAGAGGTTTGGTGATAATATATTTAAAGAAGGAGCAGTTGTTCGACCGGGTGGTGCTAATATTAATCAAAAGTTTGAGTTTGTAAAACTTGACACTTCAATAAATACACTTCCAGCAGACATTAGTACACTAGTAGGTACTTCATTTACAGGTCAAACTTCTGGAGTAATTGCAAAAGTTCTTGAAGTAGTCGCAGCTTCAGGTAGTGATCCAGCAACGTTATATGTCCAATACACTAATACAAGTTCAGCTCTTGCTGGAACTTCCACTATTAGAATGACTAACGGTGAAGATATTAATAATGGTAGTGATACACTTACAGTTCAAACTACTAATACTACTGCTAATCCAGCCACCGGTGTCGGTACGCAAGTAACTCTACTATCTGGTGTTTACTATGCCAGAGGACATTTTGTATTTACTCAAGATCAATCTAAAATTATATCAAAATACACAGATACTCCAGACGCAAACGTTGGATTTAAAGTTGTAGAAGAAATTGTAACCGCTGCAGATAATACGGCTTTGTATGATAATCAAGGTAGTGTTCCAAACTTAGCTGCACCGGGAGCCGACAGATACAGAATCAGATTAACTATAGCTCTTGACACAGAAGTAGATTCGGACGAAAATTTTGTAACCGTTGCCGTAGTTAAAAAAGGCGTGATATATAATGCGATTAATGCTAATGATGCGTATAACGTGCCGAACGAAGTTGTAGCTAAAAGAATATTTGAAAACTCTGGAGACTATTTTGTAAAACCTTTTACAACTAGATTCGATTTAGACTCAGACAATACTAAACTTCAGCTAGTCGTAAGTGCTGGTACCGCAGTGGTCGATGGATTCAGAGCTTCTAGAACGTTCCCAACCACGTTAAGAATTAATAGATCAACTCAAACTACCACGATCAATAACGAAGTAGTTGCAGCTGATTATGGTAACTTCGTAATAGTCAATCCTAACGTAGATTCTGATACTCAAGGTGTTCCTAATATAAACGTATTTCAAAAGCTTACACTAAAAAATGATTCAGATTTTCAAGGGACAACGATAGGTACGGCCAGAGTTAAAGCCATTGACGAAGACGGTATTAACTTAAAATATAATTTGTTCGACGTAAAGATGAACGCTGGTCAAGCTTTTAGAAACGTAAAAAGTATTGGAACAAGTATAACTGATTACTTTAATCCTATATTAGAAAATAATAAAGCAGTAATCAAAGAAACTTCTAATAGTAGCAGTTTGTTTCTTCTACCTAGACCAAGACCGAAAGCGCTTACAGATATATCTTTAACTGTACAAGAAAGATTTGTCGCAGCCACTGATGGTGTCGGCACAGCCTCTATTTCGTTATCCGGAACCGGAGAAACTTTTGCAAATACCGACGATTGGATCATTGGTTCTGATAGTAATATCATATCACCAAGTACACTATTTGACAATCCATCGGTTGGTGGTGTTGGTACTCAATCGTCAACAATAACCGGACTACCGGCAAATAAAACTTTAGAAATTCTTGCTTATGTTAATAAAGCTAATGCTTCAGTTAAAACAAAAACTCTTAGCACTAGATCTATTAGTGTAGGTATTCAAACAGATGCTATCACAGGTAAACAGTTCTTGCCGTTAAATAGAGCTGATATATTTTCAGTTAACGAAGTTCTTAAAGATGGTGATAGTAATATTAGTTACATAGACAGATTTACTCTTGATAATGGACAAAGAGATAATCACTATGACTTAGGAAGACTCGTACTTAAGGGTGGTCAATCTGCTCCGGCCGGCAGTGTGTTTATTAATTATCAACACTTCGAACACGGAGTGTCTGGAGACTTTTTTGCGATTAATTCTTACACCGGTCAAGTTAATTATGATCAGATTCCAAAGCACAGACTTTCTGATGGTAGAACTATTCCATTGAGAGATGTTTTAGACTTCAGACCAGTCATGGATTCTGATGGAGAATTCGCAGGTGGAATTGCAAGAGCTATCAAGCAACCTAGGACTAACACTTTAATTCAGGCTGACATAGAATACTTCTTAGCCACAGCAGGTAAACTTGTAATTGATAGGAATGGTATCATAAGATTTATAAGAGGTAATCCAGCATTTTCACCTGTAACTCCGGACAAGCCAGATGGAACTCTAGGTTTATATGATATTAAACTTAACGCCAATACCGGTAACGATTCAGATGTGGCTGTAAGAAAGATAGAGCACAAAAGATTTACTATGAAAGATATTGGATTCTTGGAAAAAAGAATCGATAAATTAGAAGAAGTAACCTCACTTAGCGCTCTTGAATTAGATACAAAACATTTTCAAGTTCTAGATTCTGCTGGAAATGATAGAACAAAAGGTGGATTCTTTATCGATAACTTTACAACGCACTCTCTTTCAGCTATCGATCCTATTGAATATAGAGCGGCATTAGATCCTGTTGAGCATTGTATAAGACCTACATTTACAGAAGAAAATATTAGACTTATATATGACTCAGCTCAATCTACAGGCGTTAGAAAGATTGGTGATAACATTTACTTAGAGCATGAAGAAATAGAATACATAAATCAAGATTTAGCGAGTAAAGCTATCCAAATTAATCCTTTCTCAGTAGTAGTATATGAAGGAACCACTACACTTTCTCCTGCTTCAGACGAATGGAGAGACGTTAATAGATTAGCTGATAAAACTGTCCCAGGTGGAACTAGACTTTCAACTAATCAAGCTTACAATTGGAATAACTGGTCATGGAACTGGGGTGGTATAGCTACAGAAAATCTTAAAGTTGGTTCTTCAACAGGAGCCATAGCAGGTACAGTAAACAGAGTTGTCAGTGAAGAAACAGTACTTGAACTTGTAGAAGATAGAGTTACTCAAACAGCACTGTTACCGTTTATGAGATCAAGAAAAGTCTTCTTTAAAGTTCAAGGGATGAGACCAAATACTCGAGTGTTCCCTTTCTTTGATGGTACACTTATATCTGATTTTACAAGATCAGAAGCTTTTCAGTTTTACTCAGATGCTACAGAAGATTTTGGTAATACTTTAAAAGGAGCAACTACTCATCCTGATGGATCTTCAACTCTTACCACTAATGGTGATGGCGAAATAACAGGTTCATTTATCGTGCCTAATAACGATAATATCAAGTTCAGAGTAGGACAAGTAGAATTTAAGATAATGGATATCAGCGCAAACAACGAAGCAGACGCTGCAGCGATAGCAAAAGCTCCATACTCTGCAAAAGGATTCTTAGATACTAAAGAAGCAACTTATCAATCTACTCGAGTACTTAACGTTCAAGGCGTAAGAATAAGAGATAACGCTAGGTATCAAGTTGATGACGGCGGAGACAATAACCACGGCAAAGGCACTGTAATAAGCGATGCTAACTTAGTGACTGGTACTACTAATACATGGTCAAGCGATCCTAATGCTAATACTTATGGAAACTGGGCTAATGAATTTGCGGGTCTAGGTTCAGATCCATTGGATCCTTTTGGAGGTGCTGGGGCGCAGATCGATACTAATAACAACGACGCGCCTGATAATGGTACACATTGTTGTACAGCCGCTGAAAAGCGAGGAGATATGTCATTTACTGAAGTCAAAAAGTTAAGAGCTTGGCATAGAAAACAGTCTGTCATCTGGCAAGAAGGTTATGATATTTGGGGTAAGATAATAGCTGATAACTTAGTAGCAAAGTCACAATGGCAATCTGATAGAGTTAGAGATTTTTATGACAATAAGATCAATGGTAAGTACTCTATAGGAGCGCTTTACGCAGACATTGTTATTACTCCAATGTCGATGTTAATAGGAACATATCAGGTGATGAAGAAAAAATTTGAATTAAAGGATATAAGAAAATGGCAGTAACCTCTCTAGGCTATCAAGTCAATAAGCAACCAATTGCGCAATCGTTTTACGTAGATGAACCACTTGGAGTCTACTGTACGAAAGTAGATTTATTCTTCGCTCAAAAAGATGCGGCTCTTCCTGTACAAATTCAAATAAGACCAATGGTTAATGGCTTTCCTTCCGGAAGTGATATTATTCCTGGGTCCACTGTAGTTTTACCATCTGGCTCAGTTAACGTCGATACAGTTGGTCCAGAGCTTACACCTACTACTTTTACTTTTCAAGAGCCAATATTTTTAAAAGGCACACAAGATTATGCTTTAGTTGTAATTGCTGATTCTAAAGATTATCAAATTTATATAGCTGAGATTAATGAATTTACTTTTGGTTCTACTGAAAGAAGAGTAAATAAACAACCAACATTAGGAAGTCTGTTTTATTCTCAGAATGGAGTTACATTCACTCCTGCGCAAAACCAAGATCTTTCTTTTAAACTATATCAAGCTAAATTTACCAGAACTACTGGTAATATCGTACTTCATAATGCTTCGGTACCTAAGAAAAAACTAGTAAAAAATCCAGTCACTGTGACTTCAGGTAGTCAAGAAGTGAGAATAAGACATATTGGTCATGGCCTTGTAGTTGGAAATAAAGTAACTATTACTGGCGTAGATTCAGCTGGTGTTGGTGGCATATCAAAATCAAGTATTGAAGGCGCCAGAAGACCAATTACTAAAGTTGACTTTAGTGGTTACACGTTTAACGCAGATTCTGCTGCAGACTCAGATGCTATCGGAGGTGGTTCAGATATTTTAATTACAAAGAACATACCTTTCAGCATTTTATATCCACACGCTGCGGTATTGCAACCTAGAGGAACTCATGTTGCAGCTGGTGTTAAAACATCTACCGGTAAATCTTTTGCTGGATCGGAAACTGCTTTTCAAAAATTATCTGATTTTGAACCTATTAAACTTAATCAAAATAATCAGGCAGATAAAGTTTATGTCGTAGGTCATGATAGTGCTGAAGCCGAAGAGCTAGGCGCAGGTAATAAGTCTATGGACGTAAAAATTAACATAGCCACTGAAGATTCTAACGTTGCTCCTATGATCGACATGCAAAGAATGTCAATGTCATTGATTGATAATATTATCGATAAGCAAGATTCATCAGCAACTAGTGGATTTAACGTGCCAATTTCTTTTGTCAATGAAACTTCGGCCACTGGTGGTACTTCGGCGGCAAAACACTTAACTAAAATCGTTACACTAGCAGAAGAAGCAGTTGGACTAAAAATAATAGCCAGTGCCAATAAACCAAATGGAACAGACTTTCAGCTTTTCTTTAGAACAGCAACTTCTGATGAAATCATAACTGACAATGACTTTACTTTACTCGCGCCAGAAGCTAATATACCTACAGACGATAACCCAGGAAGATATAGAGAACATAGATTCTTGGCTGGAGGACAAAACGGTGCGTTACCTGGGTTTAGTAAGTTTCAGATCAAGATCGTCATGAGAAGTACTAACGCGGCCAAAGTGCCAAGGATTAAAGATTTAAGAATTATAGCATTGAGCGTATAATTATGGCAAAAATTAAAGTTGAGAACCACCCTGGTTATGTTCGTGATACTCTTACAGGTGCTATTTTGAACACTAATGTAGAAGAAATTAGAGCGGCTAAAGCTAGAAAAGCTGCGAAAGAAAAAGAAAAAGAAGATATAAATAACTTAAAGAATGAAGTAAGTGATATAAAGCTTATGCTAAATACAATTATAGAGAAATTAGATGGCAGCAAGAACAACAGTTAATCTTACCGATCCAGTATCAACCTGGGTTACTAAGACAAATACCATATCCACTGACATAGGTGACAGAACGCAGTTCGACGCGCAGATTGTAGCAGGTAACGCCGATTCTAACTTAGTCGCGGCTATTAACTTTTCAATCAACAATGCTGGAACCGACTCGGCGGCTGTAATAATTCTCACGAGATCGAGTATATCCGCTATAGACTCTGGTGGTGATGGAGCTCTATCATACGACTCAGCAACTGGAGTTATAACATATAGGGGACCATCTTCAGCTGAAGTTAGAGCACACTTTCAAAAAGATAGTGCTAATGGAATTGCATTTGATTCATCAACTGGTAGATTCTCTATAGCACCTAACACTATTACCAGTGCAGACTTTAATAACGCAACAACGCTAACTATTAAAGATGTAAATGGTACGACAGTAAAGACGATGTTTTCACCGGGTAGTTAAAAATGGCAGGACCACTTAAAATCACAGCAGATAATAATTTACAAGAAATGACTTCTGGAGAACAGGATTACATAGAACATGTTCTACTAGGAGACTTCGCTTCGGCAGATACTGGAGTTGGAACAGTTTCGGTTAACCCTGGAAGCACCACAGGACTTACTCTTATTGGAACTTTTACAGACACTAGAAGAACAGAAGCTGTAGGAACACATCCGGCAGCTGGAACTACAACCACTGTTAACACTTATAATTTTTATCAAGATCGTCAAACAGCCTCTGAAAGTATCTCAAATAGACCAGTTGAGTATGACGGATCTTCTATATCAGAACAAACTGACGCAACTATAGATCCTCTTTGGATTGACAGTACACAAGACAATTTAGTAGGAGCTGGACTAGGATCTTATGTTTTACAACCAAGCGCTCCTTCAGGTGGAACGTGGACAGAAAAAGGAACTCTTACCAATACTATAATAGGTGGATCTAGTAATACTACTAAATTGTGGAGAAAAACAGTTGCAACTAGTGTTCCTACAACAGTAAGACCTCTTAAGTTAGCTTCTTCAAATGTCATTCAAGAGATGACAGATACAGAAATAAAACAATTCACTCCAAGGTTAAGAAATAAAATTAAAGCTGGAATAGGTCAGTATCAATTAGCTACTTCTGCTCCAGGGAGTGGTGGTACATGGGCTGCCGCTGGATCAGCTTTTACCGATACTAGAAGGCAAGTGTCGAATCAAAGTTATTCTGGTAGTTATACTGGTACTTACTCTCAAAACTTTGCTGGAAGTTACACTGGTTATTACGCAAGATACCAAGCATATACCGGTTCTTACTTAGGTAACTTTGCTGGAACTTACACTGGTTATTATACTGGTTATTTCTCTGGAACTTATACGGGTTCTTATACTGGAGCAACGGTGCAAAGTGCTACTGAAAATGTAGCTACTTTAACACTCTGGGTAAGAACAGCTTAAATATATAATATTGTTAGATTATTAGGAGATATGAATGGACTACACTCAACTTCCTCGCACGATTAAACTTCCATATTGGACAAATGATCAAAAAGATCAAGTTGTATGCCAGTTTCACTATGAAGGTGGACCTATCAGTACTGTCTCTGTTTCAGATACTGAAGAAGGTAATCCAGACTGGCATGAAATTATGGAAAAATTTACTATTGAAGAGATTGATAAGAATACCGAAGAACTCTTAGCAATAGAAAGAGAAAAAGAAAGAAAACAAAAAGAGCTTGCAGAAGATCAAGCTGCTCAAATGAAGTCAGATGTTCTTTACGAAGCAAAACTTGAAGCTTTTGAAATTCCAGAAATTAAAAATTCAAAGAATAGAAAATTAAAATCTTTGATACGTAAATCTAAAACTCTTGGAGAAATTCAAGCTTACACCGCCGTATTAGTTATGAAAGAGATGGAAAAGAGTGATGGAAAGTAATGGCTTTCTTTACGTAGCATCTCTTAATCCTATCTTCATATCAGCAGCCAGATATTCAGCAATAAGCTTAAAAGATCATTGGCCAGAAGCACACATCACTCTTTTTACTCATGAAGATTGGATAGAAGAAGATGATAAAAAAATATTTGATAGAATATGTACAGGCACTCCTAGACACGTACGTGCAAAATTGTGGGCTTTAGATAAGACACCTTACGAATTAACGTGCTATATAGATTGCGATACACAAGTTCATAACGAAGATATTAAACATATATTTGAACAACACGACCCTGAAGCCAATATTAGCATGAGCCGCGCGCGAGCGTACGCGGCATCTATTGATGCTAAGTTTCCGGGTGGAGAATTGATAGATCACTGTGGATTGTTTTTATATGATAATAAGCCAAAGACATTAAATTTTATGAAAGAATGGTGGAATCAGTATAGATTACAAACTACTCCTTCAGAATGGGCTAAGTTCGATAAAGAATTATATCCAAATTATTTGCAACCATGGGATATGTTTTCTTTTTGGTGGCTGCAAAACAATACTGAACATAAAATAAAAAGATCATACTTTCCAGATCCTGACGCTAGATGGAATTTTATCTATACATATGATATAAAAGAACTGATGGGAAAATCTTGCGTAATATCACATAGGCCAGTTCCAAGATGAAAAGCATAGAAATAAACAATGACGAGTTAAAACAAGCACTAGATGAAATTGGTGAATGGTTTAATACTTTCGACTTAGAGAATAACATTAAAATTTTTGGAGAAGAAGACACAAATGAGTATTATACTGAAGATGACTTTTTACAATTGCAACTAAATGATTTAGATCATGATGGTTTTGGAGCTACTATATCTTATGGAGTAGATCTTAACGCAAATAACATGATTTCAGCAGAAGTTAAGTCTCATGTTACTCGAATAGACGAATTGTTAAAGCCAGTATTATCAGCACCACATTGCCCAGTAAAAATGTACTATCCAAAAAATGGTTTTATGCATTGGCATAATAATCATAACGCACCAGGGTATAATATTCTGTTAACTTATACAAAAGAAGGAAAGGGTTTCTTTAGATATAGAGATCCACAAACAAAAACAACCGTGACTATGCACGACTCTCCTGGGTGGACAGCAAAAGTAGGTTACTATGGTTCTAATGAAGAACCAGATAAAGTTTACTGGCATTGCGCTCGAGCATATGAACCTAGACTTACTCTAGGATATATTATTCCACACGAAGAGATGTGGGAGATGATGTGTGAAGATATTCAAGAGTAATATTGCTTAAACTCCTCGTACATCCAGTCTTCTGAAGGACCGTTAAATATACAAATTAGCATTTCTGGATGATGGTGCAACACAACGTTATCAAATGGTATACCTTCAAAATCGTACCTTTTTACTTGATTTTTAAATGCTTTACCTTTATGGAAATCTGTTTCATCAACGCCATTAATTCTAGAGTATATTAATCTTTTAGGAAAAAAACTTAAAGGCATGTTTTCATGGAATAAAAATCTATCGATTCCTTTGTACTTAGTCATAAAAAAATCTGGATTTGAATCAAAGTGATTCCAAATGTATCCTAAGGATTTATTCTTCCAAAGCAACACGCTTGAGTTAGCATACATATCCCACTTTTCTTTAAACTTAGGAGAACTTCCATCAGTTACTTTATCTCTCTTCCAGTAAGCTCGTATCATAGTAAGATTGTCTCTTAATTGTTCTTTAATAAAATTGTCTAGATTGTTTTGTATAACTACATCTAAATCAAAAAAGAGATTAATGTCACCTGTGTCAATGAAATCTTCTTGGAACATACATAACTTATTCCAGTAGCCTTCATAGTAATCTTCTGTAGTTATTGGAATTACTTTAATCTTTTTGTCTATATCAGAAGAGTCGTCTGTATAACAATAAAAATTAAATGATATAGATATATTAATAGAACACATATAAAGTAGACGGTTAACCCAGTCTGCAGAATATTTTGTTCCCCACTTGACACATATTATATTAAGCATGGAGTTATTTATATGAAATTTGGTATAGATCCCGCAACAGCAACTGTGATAAAGAGATATCCGCACAGAGCTGAAGACTTAGTTAAATCTTTTAGTGATAGACAAGTTATATGTAAGCACTGGCTAGCAGAAGAACTTGACAAAATTATAAAGCGTGGAATAAAAAAAGACAGACCTGATAAGAGAATATACGTAGCCGGCTGTTGGTATGGAAATGTATTAGTACCTTTAATAACTGACATGTTTCCTGATTGTGACATTAGAATGCATGATATAAATGAGCAAGTGATAAAAATAGTTAAAAATATTTACTTTCCAGATTTAGACCAGTTGAAGGCTTCTGTGCTTGATAGCCAACACTTTAGTTACAATGACACTTTAATTAATACATCTTGTGAACATATGAAACCATTAAAGTGTACTTCTGGAACTTTAATGATATTACAAAGTAATGATTACACTCATGACAAAGATGGAACAGCAATAAACGATCATATCAATTGTGTCAAAGACGTTGACGAATTAATAGCACAATATAAAATGCGAGAGGATAAAATCTTTTATAAAGGCGAAAAAGATTTTGTAACTTATAAAAGATTTATGGCAATAGGATTAAGAAAATGATAGAAAAGTGGAAAGAATGGTGTAATGAAAAATTATCTTACGAAGGTAAAGCTAGAAAAATAGGATTATTAGTATCTGGCGGAGCAGATTCAGCCATGGCTTTATACGTGTTATCAAAACACATACTGGATTGCGATAAAGACAAAATATTCAGTAAGTCAATTATAGTACCTATGCATGGATGGGATCAAAGAAGAATTAATGTATATTCTCCTGACTCAGCAAAAGATGTAATTAAAGTAGTAAAAAAACTGATACCAGAAGCTCCTATAAAAAACTTACAGATCTGTGGTTATTATAAAGAAAAAGGAGAAGAAAAAGCTAAGTATCATAATCCATTTGCTTACATGTTAGTAAAAGAAAATATAATCGATGTTTATTATTCTGGAAGTACAAAACAACCAGAAGAACACGTAATGAAAAAACTAAAAATGGAAGATTTGAAAAGAACCGAAGACCTACAACGTAAAAAAGGCCCTATGGGTTCTTACACTAAGAGAGAACTAGCGTTGCTTTACAAAGATTATGGACTTATGGAAGATTTATTTCCAGTAACAGTATCTTGTATAGGTGACGCACCACAACCTTGCAAAAATTGTTGGTGGTGCTTAGAAAAATATGATGCGTTTGGAATGTATGATGGTGGTGTCAAATGATCCACATATTAACTTTGAAAGTTGGTGATAAGTATAGTTCTCAATATATTAACAATCTTTATAGAGGTATTAAGAAAAATACTACGGTAGAGTTTAAAATGTATTGTTATACAGAAGATCCAAAAGACATAGTTGATGACGTAGAAATTATTGAATTGGCTAATCCAAATTTACTAAAGTTGCAATGGCATAAAATACAATTTCATTCTAAAAATTTTGCTGGAATTAAAAATGGAGAAAGATGTTTGATACTTGACATCGATTGGATCATTACTGGTAATTTAGATGATATACTGAGTTTTGATATTAAATCTGGTCATTTTGGTTGTTTTGAAAGATGGTGGTCAAACCGACTCGAATGGTGTAGTATAAACGGTGGTTTTCAAATGTACAGAATGGGAGATACAGAGTATCTTCATAGAATATTTTTTGCTGATGCTGAATACTGGCAAGAGAGATTTATTAAGTTAGGAGAAGCTGAACCACCGGTTAATGGAGAACAAAATTTTGTAGATCTAATAATTGGACCAGAAAGATATTGGTTTCCAAAACAATGGTTTGCCAAGTATCATGAGCCAGAAATGAAAAAGATCGAAAAAAATTGGATAAAAAGAGTAAGTCCTAATCCATTGTTAATAGATGGTGAGTGGGATGACGATATTAAGATGATTCATTTTTCAAATGCAAAAAACATTATAGAAAATTCTAACGAGTCTTGGATTAAAGAGTTCTGGTCAGGTTAAAGTCATGTTCTGCATGATACCACTTTTCTGGTCTCCATCTAATGTTTTGACTATCTTGTTCTGTACTTACCCATTTAGGACTTGGTGGAAGAATGTGCGGTGCATTCTTATAATCTCCGTATCTAGATGACTTAAGTAATCTAAAACATATATTGTTATCTAAAGCCATTTTTTTAGCTTTTTCTATCTCATGTTCATTATGTTTAAAAACTATGAATTGCCACTCTACCATCATGTTTCTTCTTCCAGCTTCTACCATTGCGTTAAAAGACTGTTCAAAACTTCCATTAACTCTGTATATTTCATGTGTTTGTTGGCTTGCTCCGTCGACTCCAAATACCCAATTAGTAAATAATCTTTGAGTTAAATCAAAAGCTTTATTCCACCAATCCATTGATTTGCCACTTCCATTAGTAGCTATTGTTACTACATGATTAGGGCATTGTTGTTTTCTTATTTCAAGTAATCTTAAAAAATTTTTATGATATATCGGATCACTAAGCTGACCACAAAAATTTAATCGCTTAAAAAATTTTATTATCTTATTATAAGCTTCATAAGATAGATCTTGAGAACTTTTTACTTTTGACTTAGCATTACCTCGCTGTCTCATACAAAAAGGACACTGTAGTTTACATCTAAGTGTAGTATCAATGTTGACATTAGCAGAAGTTCTTTGAGCTGTAATATAGTCACTGTAAAATTTATCGAAATTCATTGCCAGCTCCTTCAGGTAATGCTTTCGAACATTTTGTCTTACATCTTTCTGGAGCGTCGTATGGAGCTTCTAACAGAACTCTGTGAAAATGTTTCCACTCTTCTGAATTTACTATATCGTCTATAGTATCATTATTTTCAATTTTTAAATGTTCTCTTCTCATGTAAGTTATGCCATTTATTTCATTATCTCTATCAGTCATGTCTAGCCAACAACACGGAAGTAAAAAATCATCAGCAGAAACTGCTAGTCCTTTAACACTATTGTTTTTTATAGTATCACCATCTTCATTTTTCCAATAAGGATGGCACCTTGGGTATAACTTTTTCATGATACTATATATAAATAGCTTATAAATAGTATTACGATAAGAGTTTAAGATCGTATAAATAGATTAAAGAATCGTATGGAATTTGTTTAATGGCACAGTTCGAAGAAATCACTATAGATCAAGGGGCGGATGCGACTATCCAACTCGAATTAATTAACCAAGATGGATCGGCTAAAAATTTAGTTAACCACGCAATAGCAGCTAAATTAAAAAAAAATTATAGTGATAGTAGCGGAGAAGCCACTGCTTTCACTACCGCAGTAACCGATGCTTCTTCTGGGCTGGCAAGTTTATCGTTAACAAATACTCAAACTGATTCTTTGAAAGCAGGTAGATACGTCTACGATGTCGAACTATCTTTTGTAGACAGCGGAGGTGCTACCATTATTGAAAGAGTTTTAGAGGGTAGAATTACAGTAACCCCATCAGTAACGAGGTAGAGATGGTAAAGGTTGGAGTTAGCGGCGTAACTGTTAAAAGTGTAAAGGCGGCCGGAGTAAGAACGGTAGTCAAAAGAGTTACGGTTGGTAAACCATTAAAGAATGTCTCATCCGGTGCTTTCAACATAGATAATCTAGGTGGAGTAAACACAACAACAAAAACAGATGGAGCCGCATTGATATTTAATACCACAACTGGTGATTTTGAAGCTACCACACAATTAGAAAAACAAACGGTTAATGGAGGCCACTTCTAATGGCATCAACAATAAGAATTAAAAGATCGGGTAGTAGCGGATCACCTTCCAGTCTAAGACAAGGTGAACTCGCGTATTCGTATTCTAGTGGAACCGGCGGTAATAGACTATACATTGGTACTGGAACTGAAGATTCTACTGGAGCGGCAGCCTCGATAGATCAAATTGGCGGTAAATATTTTACCGACTTACTTGATCATACCCCAGGGACACTAACTGCATCGAGTGGTATTATCACGGATGCATCTAGTAAAATTGATAATCTTAAAGTCGACAATCTCGACCTTAATGGAAACACACTAAGTACTACGAATACTAATGGCGACCTCATACTCGATCCTAACGGAGCTGGTAAAGTTGATGTCAACACCTCCATTATTTCAAACGTCACAGATCCTGCAAGTGCTCAAGACGCCGCCACTAAAAATTACGTAGATACTAACTTAAATAACAAGACATTAGATCTCGCATCAGATTCTGGTACAACACATTCTCTTAGTCTTTTAAACTCTGACCTGACTCTTACAGGTGGAGCTGGAATAGACACATTTGTCAATAGACATGCTATAAGAATTAATATAACAGAAACTGGAGTAACAGCTGGAAGTTATGGTTCAGCCACTCAGATCCCAACATTTACAGTCAATGGTAGAGGTCAACTTACAGCAGCTGGTGTAGCGAACGTAGCCACACAGTTAGCTATCACTGGCGATGCCGGTGGAGTAGATTCAGTTGACTTACTGACAGATACACTTACGTTCCAAGGTGGTACTAATATAAACACCGTTATCGCCGATAACAGAGTAGTAACACACTTAGACTCAAACGTAACTGGATTATCTTCTTTAACAGTCGATAACTTAAAGTTAGATGGTAACACATTAAGTACCACTGACAGTTCTGGATTCTTATATATTAATCCATTTCCTGTTGGAGACTCCGGTGAAGTTGTAATCCTTGGTAACTTAAAAGTTGAAGGTACAACAACCACAGTTAATTCAACAACCGTTTCAATAAACGATAAGAACTTAGTACTAGCTGATTCAGCAGCAGACTCCGCTGAAGCTAATGACGCTGGTATTACGATAAATGGTCCACCAATAAAGCCGACTATCTTATATAAGTCGACAACAGATACTTGGGAACTTAGCAAGAAATTTACTACACCATCTGCATCAGTTCCTAACCTTATCGATAATTATAACACAGACCATCTAGGTGAAGGTTCTACAAATCTATACTTTACTAATGAAAGAGTAGACGATCGATTAAACAACCTCTTACTAGCAGGTGAAGGAATCGATCTTACATATGATGATGCTGGAAACAGTCTAACAATTGCTGGAGAACTTGCTTCATTAACTAACCCAGGTGTTGCTTCATTTGGTGGTTACGCTGATGGAGATTCTGCTGGTGCAACTGGAACTTTAAGACAGTTCCAAGTTTCAGCTGCTGGTAACGTTTGGATTGCGGCCATTGACGGAGGCACATACTAATATTTGATGCCTGAGTTATTACTCGTATGGCGTCCTTTTTTAAGGGTTGACGATGACGTCTATTAAACTAAAGAAGTCTTCCGTTGCTGGGAAGATTCCTACCGATTCAGATCTCGCGCACGGCGAACTTGCCATCAACTTCCAAGATGGTAAGCTTTTCTACAAAGATGCTTCAAATAATGTCAAAGCGTTTATAGATTCAGCTGCGGTTGGCTCTTTAATTACCGCTGGGCAAGGGCTAGACTCTGATGGAGTTAAGTCTGTTCACTTTGGTGATAACGAAAAACTTACGTTCGGTAATGATAGTGATTTTAAAATATTTCACGATGGTACTAGAACCATACTACATGATGAAGGCACTGGTGAAATTCAGGTTCGCACAAGTCAGTTCAGAATTAGAAACCCCGGCAACACTGAAACACTTGCTAAATTTGTACAAGATGGAGCGGTAGAACTATTTCATGGAATGAGCGGTTCAGCTGCCGAAAAGAAATTTGAAACAACATCTAAAGGAATAGACGTAACTGGTAGGGTTTCAATACCAGATGGTAGTCAAACTCAAAATAATCTTGTACTTGGAAATGATAGTGACTTTTTTATATATCATTCTGGACAAACAGTTATTGCAAATAAAAATGGTTCAGGTCCTATAAAAATACAAGGTAAATTTGGTGAGCAAAGTATTGTAGCAAATCAAGATGGTGCAGTTGAACTTTATGAAGATGGTAGTAAAAAGTTTGAAACCACTGATTCCGGCGTAAACATAACTGGCAACTTAAGAATTAACAACGCTCCAGCAGACTTTGGACTTGACTCGACAAACGTAATTAATATAATAGATTCTGACTACGTGCTTAACAGATCTGGAATATCTATACCAGTATTAAGCGAAGATTCAAGCTTAGCGTTTAATCAAAGACTATCTTTTCAAGCTCAAACTACATCTGGAGTTCTAGAAGTACAGCCAAGGATGTCTGTGCTGGATTCTGCTGGTACAGAAACTTTAGTTAACGTTAATTTTGTTGGAGGTGGAGGAACAGATTCTGCCGCAGTAATTGCTCTTATAGATTCCGCGTACGTACAAGCAAGAGAAACACCATTTCCTGATTCTGCAACATTTAATCAAATCAATATACCAGATGGTGGATTAACAGGTAATAGAATAAATGTTGGTACTCATGATGACTTAAAAATATATCATAGTGGAACTCATAGTTTTATAAGAGAGGTTGGTACTGGTCATCTTTATATAACAACTAATGGTGACTTTATACATTTAGGCAATGGTGGAGCGCTACAATCTGGAAAATTTTCACCGGCTGGCGCAGCAGAACTTTTTTATAATGGTGCCAGAAAATTTCAAACTACAGACTCTGGTGCAACAGTAACTGGTTCTATTACTGCTGACTCTGCAGTACTTCCAACGATATTCTTAGACTCTGACGGATATGCCGATAGACCACATATCAGTAGAACTGGCGGATCTGGTTATACTAAAAATATTCCTCAAATTACCACTACCGCTGGTACTTTAGGAATTGGTCCAGCTAATAGTGCATTCTCACATTTTATTACTGACAGAGCTAAATATTACTTTAATAAGAGAATAAATGTAGATGAAGGTATCATAACATCGTATGACGAAGATCTTCAACTACAGAGAGTAAATGT